ATGTTCGAGCCCGTCCTGCTGGACGTACTTGGCGATGCCATGCTTTGGCGCGGCCACGTCTGCGCCCGAATCGAGGAGGGCATTGCAGAATACGAGCAGATGTGGCTCATCCGCCCCATTGCCTCCCTCGACGCCGCGCCGCTGAAGAAATTCGATGCCGCCCGTTTCACTCCGAAGCTACCCGAGACACTGCCTCCTCGTTCCGAGACGCCCAGCGTTGCAAGACAGTGGCATGCAGAGCAAGGGCGCGAGATGCCATTCACACGTTGATAGGAGGCAGTCATGCACCCGCCGCTGATCTACCCAACCATCTTGCGCATGCACCCCTGGTTCGGCCAGCCAGAGGAAGAGTTGCTTCCGGGGCGGCCAGAAGATTACCGCATCGAGCAGGAGGACAGGGACTGGTTCGTGGTGCGAGGCCCAGGCGGCAAGGTCGTGCACAGCGGGCTCGGGCCGGTGCAGGTGCTGCCAGCGCGCCATGGCTGATGGCCTGACCTGGGGCTGCACGCCCACGGCGCCAGGCTGGTACGCGGTCGTCGTGGACTATGGCCGCCTGCCCTTCCCTGCTGCCAGGCGCTGGACTGGCAGCCTCTGGGACGATGAGCGCGGCATCCGCGCGTTCGACGGGCCGCACGACACGGCCGAGGCGGCACTGGACTGGGCTATGGAGCGCTGCCCCGAGGGCTGAGCACGGCACAATGCCGCGCATGGCAATAGATCCGACACATCCCAAGCACACAGTCCACCAGCGCGTCGTTGCAGGTTTCGCTGGACATTGGAAGGCCCACGGCGACAAGTACCCCCAGCGGTTCAGGTTGCCGCCCGAGGAGCTGTATCACCTGGACCATGTGATGCACAAGGGCGAGCACCCCGGGACGATGTGGGGCGTGCCGCTCGATGCGGACCCCAGCACCAAGGGTGAAATGATCGCAATCGACGGCACGGTCGTGTCGATAGCGCCGGCTGACCCGGCGCCTGCGGCCTAGGCTCCAACCGGACGATTGCTCAACGGCCAGGGGTCCACAAGCCCGATGATCTTGTCCATCGCCTCGTGCACCGTGCCTCCGTCCGGCGGCAGGTAGTGCTGCACCACAGAAAGCACCTCGCCCAGGACCTGCGCCGCCTTGCTGGGGTCATTGATGCCCGCAAGCTTGTCGCGCAGCCGGAAGCCCAGCAGCGGCCAGATCTTCTGCACAGCATTTTCGCGCGCGATGCGGCGGCCGATCTCGGCATCGAAGTTCTCGGGGCTGGCGCACGCGCTTTCGCCTGTCACAGTGAAGCCGTTGCGCAGGCGTAGCACGCAGAAGGTCAGCAGATTGAGCGGGCTGTCGGCGGGTTCGTCGTAATCGAAGCCGTGGTTCTTGTGCGAGTGGCCATGCCGGCCTTCGGCAGCAGTGAAGTAGGTCTCCTCCACGATCTCCCGCTGGATGTCATCCGGGGTGACGCGCGGCGCGGTCTTGCCCTTGGCCTGGATCTCGGCCTCGATGGACTGTTCGGTCGGAGATAGGTCGGGCAGAGGGCCTGGGCCGGTGGCTGTTGTGCCGTCGGCGTAGGTCTTGGACTCCAGCGCGCCTGGCGCGCGCGGGGCGCAGTCGGAGGCGTGGCCGCAGCCATTGCTGCCGCAGGTGTGTTGTGTCATGGGTGGCTCTCTGTGGTGGTGCCTGCGGCCGGCAGGCTCGGGATCACGGGCCAAGCGGCACCGAGGGTTTGGACATCAGCTGCGTGCCCTGCAGCCTTTGCTGCCATGTCCCCATACGCTGCGCGGCAGTCTTCAAATACGACTCCGAGGGCAGTGGCGTACTCAAGGACGGCAGCGGGGGGAGCGCTGGCAAGTCGGCGGGCGGCATCTGCGGATTGCTCGCGCAGGCCGTCAGCAACAGCGAGCAGATGGTCACGATCACGGCGCAGCAGCGCCTCGCGGTCACGGGCGGCATTGAGAGCTCCTTGGTATTTCGTGTTCATGGCCTTCTCGGCCTGACGCACGCGGGCGTCGGCCGCGCGCTGGGCGGTGCTGGTGGCCAGTTGCTGAGTGGTGGTTTCCAGCCGGGCCTCGGCTAGCTCGGCGTCCAGACGTGCGCCCTGGAACTGCCATGCCAGCGCGGCGGCCACGGCGGCGGCGGCCAGGTGGGTGTAGAGCGCGGGGATCACCGGCCGCCCCTCCACCAGTACCACCACATTGCGATCCACAGGGCGTTCATGGCTGAGCCTCCATGCACGCGGCATGCCGCGCCTGTTGACGGGTCCAGACACCCCGGCAGATGCGATTGCCTGGCGTGCTGCAATCGAACCGCCAGCGCATGGGGCGGCCTACCACATTCCACTGGTATGGCTCCCAGCCCGGCCCCTCGCGTTTGGGACTGGTCATGAAGCGATATCCCAGCAGAGCCTGGCAGGCGGGCGCGAACTGTCCAGCCAGCAGGCGCGTGCGCATGGGACTGGTGCGCCAGGCGCCTATGCCGTACTGGTAGGTGAAGTCCAGGTAGAGGTCGTATTCCGCCTGGTACAGGGCCACTCCCGGCAGGCTGCTGCGGAACATGGCCTCGTCCTTCGATGAGTGGCTGCGCACCAGCTGCAGCGCCCGCTCGCGGGTGATCGGTGGGTCCGACAGCTGCACGGGCGTGCCGTCCTCGTAGACCGTGGAGCCGTGGCCGATGGTTGGCCGGTCGCCCTGCGTCGGGATGTGCGGGTCAGACCGGAAGCCCTCTGCGCCCAGCGTGGCCAGCAGGCCGGCGGCCGAGATGGTGAGCGCCGCGACGGCGGTGCGCGGGGCCTTGCTCACAGCGGCCCCCAGTCGGTCTCGGCCTCAGGCTTCAGGCCTGCCAGGCGCGCGAGGCGCTGCCGCTGCTGGGCGCGCTGATAGTCCTGGCGCCACTTCCAGACCAGATAACCGGCCTGCAGCGCAATGAAGGCCAGGGACGCGACGACGAGCCAGTCGCTCAACGGCAAGCCCCAAACCTTGAACACCCCAGTCGCGGCGGCGCCCGGCGTGGCCTGCATGATGGCGCCGGCAATGTCCTGCCGCTGCTCGGCGCTCAGGTGCTGGTGGATGCCCATCAGCGCGAGTAGGGATACGAGGTATTTCTTCATGGCCCCGATGATTCCGGGGCCGGGCCGCGCTGGCGAACCCTACACGGGGGCTAGGCGCGCTGCGCTGCTGCCCAGACGAACAGCGCGTCTATCTGCTCTGCAGTCAGGCCCAGCACTGCAGCCACCGCCGCCACGGTCTCACTGTAGCGCAGCCAGTCTTTGGCATCGTTGAGTACGGCGTCTACCCGGTCCAGCAATTCGCCGGGGGGCAAAGCGTCCCGCCACATCAGCACGCGCGCCAGCAGGTTGTCGGACGGCCGAGCATCGTCAGGGCCCAGCAGCACCAGGGCGCCCTGCTCCAACACATGGCGCTTGAGCGCCAGCCGCCCAGCCCAGCGCGGCACTTCAAGCGGCAGGGCAGTTCCTGGCGCTGCAGGGCTCATTCCCACCAACGCTTTAATCCGCAACTGTTCAAATTCAGCGCTGCCCACAGCAACCAACCCGGAATACAGCTCCGGGTAAGTACCAGTCTCGAAGGCATAGGGCCGATCCGATGAATCCTTGAACAGCAGCATCAGCGGTACTCCATGTACTTCGTCACGTTGTGCCCATCCGCAAAGTAGAAATACGTATCTCCCGCCGGAACAATTGCCTGTACTCCGTTTCCGGAGCCGGTGTAATTGACATAACTCACAGCCACCCAATTTCCTCGAAGATTTATCGCTAAGCACGCGGTGGGCCCCTCCCCACGCGACGTTCCGATAATGCTCACCAGGATCGGTTTTGAAGTTGTATTCGTGTAGGTGACGCCAGTAGTCCTGCTGGCTGTCACGTCCTGCCAGGACTGGCCTGCACCCAGGATCTGGTCCTGGGATGCAACATCCTTTGCATTTGCCCGTGTGCCGACGTGTTTCATGGTCAGCCCGTGATGCTTACCCGGTACTGGCCCGTAGTGGGCGCCACGGCGAATGTCAGCTGCACTGTATTCACGCCGTTGGCGACCCAGTCGCACAGCACGCCAGCATTCGTCGCGGTCTCGCGCACGCTGACCACCACGTCCTGGGTGTTGAGGCTGTGGGTCACGGTGATGGTCGTGGCGGTGCCATCGCCCACGGTGGCCGAGGCCTTGCGCGCCACGACACCGGTATCCACCGCGATGACGCCGCCATTGATGCTGATGCCCAGTCCCGCCGTATAGCTTGTCCCGCCACCGACCTGCGCAAACGCCAGGGCCGTGGTGCCGATGGTGATGGGCGCGTCCGTGGTCATCAGCCAGACCTGGTTGCCCTGTGTCGTGCCCTCGGAGACAAAGACCGCGGCGCCCAGCACCTCACTGGCGGCGTCGAAGTCAGTGGCCCGCGTCCACGAGCCCGAGGCGGCAAGGTAGACGCCATTGGCCGAACCCGTGGTCTGGTTCTTCACCAGCACCCGGTCACCGGCCACGATGGACACACCATCAATCGTCTGTGCACCGGACAGCGTGATGTTGGCCGTGGTGGCCGCGCGCGCCGGCTCTTTCCATTTGTAGCCCTGGACCGCAGCGTCCAGTTGGGCCTTTGTGACGGCATCCTGCGGGTTGACCGCGTCGGCCAGGTTGATGACCCGGTTGCCCGAGGCGTCGAGGTTGTTCGTGATCTTCATGGCTGGGCACTCAATTGCAATAGGCGCGGCCCGTCAAAGGCACGCTGTGGGTGATCTGGGCAATGTCGGCGTCCAAGTACCGGACATCGGGATAGAGCTGGCCGCCGAGGTTGTCCACGATGGTGATGGAGGGATAGCGGCCCAGGTTGTGCGGGACGGTCCAGACGGCTGCTGCGACGCTCTGGGTGTAGGTGTATGTCGCGCCGGCACCGCCGCCGGGCGGCCCCTGGGGTCCAGGCGGGCCTGGAATGCCCCGTGTCACCACGACAGCGGGCGGCGCGGGCTGGCTCACGACAACCGTCTCGCCGCTCTCGCGCGTCACCACGACAGAGGTCTGCCGCTCGATGACAACGGCCGAGGGTGCTGACGAGACGACGGTGGTCACCGGGTGCCCTCCGGGTACAGGGCGAAGCACAGCTCGTACTGCCGCTCCACGTCACCGCTGGGGCGAGTGACTTCGATCTGGCCGATGCAGGAGGACCAACCGGGCGCCATATCACCGTAGGCAAAGGCGCCCGTCTGCTCAGCCGTCATCAGCAACCGCAGCCACGCACCATCCAGCTCTATCCCGCCGTTGGCCGTGCTCAACTCCAGTAGGACCTCCGGATCATCGATGTCGCGGCGCAACTGCATGCGCGCCGTGCAACCGGTGTAGTCCTCACGGGTGATGTCTGCATCTGGCACGGTTGCGCCCGTGCAGGCGTCCACCAGCCGACCGCCGCACTCCTGACGCACCGAATAGGGCACGGTCACGCGCTCCAACTCCTCGCGGAAAGTGGCGCCCTGGTAGATGGGAAAGTTGAGGCATGCCGGCGTTGTCATGCCCTGCAGTGTCCCGGCCAGGGCCTGCAGGAGCGAACCCTAGCCGGGGGCGCGGGTCACGGATTCAGGATCGATTCCCAGTCCGTCACATCCCGCTCGCTGCCGCTGTAGCTGCCGCTGGCCCGGATCTGGTTGTTCAGCGTCGTCACCATGTTGCCCAGCATGTCCACGATCTCCTGGCCGTTGACCATCTTGAGCTTGGCCACGTCCACGGCCACGTCGCTGATCTGCAGGGCGTCGGCCGTGCTCTTGTAGTGCCGCTGGGCTGCTTCCTGGGCCAATTGCGCCAGGCGGGCGTTGAACTGGGCGGGCAGCGCGTAGCAGCGGTTGTAGCTGTCGATCACGGCGTCCTGATCGCTGATCCACAGGCCCCGGGCACGCAGCTTGTCGCGGAAGGCCTGGGCCGTCTGCTGGTGCAGCTGCTTGATGCGGTCCATGCGCTGGTCCAGTTCGGCGCGCACCAGGCGCATCTTGGTCTCGCGCTCCTCGCGCAGGCGCGCGGCGTGGGTGGCCGCGATGGCATCGGCTGCTGCTCGGGTGCTTTCGGCGTGCAGCCGCGCGATGGCGTTGTGCGTGGCGCCCGGGGCGAAGCGGTGGCCGCTGGCGGCGGCGGCATCCAGCAGATCCCGCTCCCCTGCCCAGGCGTCCTTGCGCGCCAGCGCGAAAGCGGTGTCGCCGGCCACGCGGTCCACGCTCTCGATGTAGGTCGTGCCCACCGCCGATGTCAGGGCCGACTGGATCCAGGCGTCCGCGTCGTCGCCAGCGTCCAGCAGACCCGGGAACAGGTCGTTGACCACGCTGCTGTAGCCGGTGAAGAACGTGCCCACGGCCTGCTCGATGACCTGGGGCAGTTGGCCCACAGCGGGGGCCGAGGCCTCGACCGAGGCCGGGCCCAGGGCCGTCAGCACGGCAGACAGGCTGTTGCTGTGCTTGGCCTTGGCCACCTCGGGCTCGCCTGGGATGCCATCGATGATCTGGGTGATGGCCGGGCCGATCTTGGACTGCATCCGGCCTTCGGCGTCCGTGATCATCTTGCCGATCTTGTCGATGGCGGTGAGCACGATGGCGGCCGACAGGCCCTGCATTGCGATGCCGGTGGTGGCCATGTCTATTCCTCAGAGTTCACTGTGTTGGATTCGGTGGCTTGCGAGTTCACAGACACGCCGGCACTGTTGAGCGCCGAGGCTGAGCCGGTGGACAGGCGGCGCAGGCGCTTGACCTGCTGCTCGACGTTCAGGCCGATGACTTCCAGCGCGCGGTCGTTCATGGCCTTGACGGTGCGCTGCGAGGCCGCGCTGCCGTCCTGGTTGGCCAGGACCTGGGCGTCCCAGCGCTGCAGCTCGGCGCTGGCCACCTGCATCTGGGAAGCGAGGGCCTGGTCGTCGCGGCGCACGCCCGTCAGGTACTCGTTGTTGCGGCCAAACACGTCGTACATGATGTTCATGCGCCCGAACACGAAGTCCATGGCCGTGTCCAGCGCGGAATTGCGCAGGCGTGCCAGCTCGGTGACGGCGTCCACCAGCAGGCGGCGGCGCTCGGCCTCCCGGTCGGCCGTCATCTGGGCGGCCAGTCGGCCCTGGTACAGGTCCACCACGCCGTCGGCCACGGCCTGCAGCGCTGCCATGGCCCCGGCGGGCACCGGCAGGCCGCGTTGGTTGAGCCCGCCCAGCACCTGCACGCCCTGCTGCCGGGCCTGGGCTATCCGGTGGTCCTGGCCGACATAGCCCAGACCGTCCTGGCCATGCATGGTGGCGCGCAGCCAGGCCACGGCATTGCGCCAGCCCGGCCCCACGGGCGCCACGATGTCCATCACGCCCTGGAACTCCACGGCCCATTCGCCGGCCACCTGATCCAGCTGCTTGGCCAGCGCCTTGTCGTGCTGGGCCACCCAGGAGCCTGCATCCGCCGGATCGAATCCGCTGCTGTACTGCGGCAGCCGGTAGGCGCCATTGGTCCTGGCGGGTGTGAAGGATGTCACCGGCGACTCGATGGCTTGGGCCTCGCCGTACTTCTGCAACGCAATGCCCCAGGCGCGGCCCAGCAGCTCGTCAAACAGAATCGCTGATGGCAGCGCGCGTCCATTGGCCATGGTCAGCCCCTCCCGATCCGGCGCTGGCCCGCGACCACGCCGAAAACAATGTTGTCCAGTTCGGCCGCGCCCTCGCCCACCAGGTCGAACGTGAAGTAGTTGGCGGCCAGGCCCCGGCCCGGATCGAAGCGCTGCACGCGCTGCGCCGCATCCACGCGCCGTGCGCGGTAGGTGTAGGTCTGCTGGCCGTCGCCGATGCGCACATACAGCTGGCCCGTGGCCGAAACGCCGGCATGGACCGACTCCAGCCGCTTGATGGACTGGCTGTCGAAGTCATGCTTGCCCAGGCCCGCACCCCATTCGATGGGCAGGCCGGCGTCGGTGCTGCCGCCCATCCGGTAGACGCCATCGGCGCGCACACCGAACTGCCGGCCGCCCACGGTCAGGAAGCTGTCGAAGGCGTAGCCCTCGTAGCGGGTGGAGGCGCTGGATTCGGTATTGACGACCCAGGCATGCCCTGGATCGACCAGCACAGGCCGGCCGTCCACGACCCGGAACACCAGCGCCCGGTAGCGCTCCACGGCGCCCAGGTGCTCCAGCACGCTGGCCACGATGGCGCCCGAGATCTGGGTTTCTGCCGCACTGCTGATCTGCTCGTGCACGTCAAGCACCAGGCCGGCCGCGCCCAGCGTCAGCGCGCCCGAGGCGCCCACGCGCTCGGCGATGACCAGGGTCACATAGCCGCTGGCGGTCAGCGCCGCCTCGGCGCCCAGCAGGTCCTGCGCCCGCACCAGGTGGGTCAGCGCCTCCACATCGGACAGCAGCTGCACGGGCGCCAGGGCCAGCCGGCCCTCGGCATGCCTATCCTGGGAGGCCACGGTGAAGGCAGGGCCCAGGCGCATCTGATAGTCGTGGCCCTGGCCGCTGATGATGGCGCCGTTGACCACGGGCGGCGGAACGAAGGCGGTGCCGATGGAGTACTGCGGAATCCAGGCGCCCTCTCCCACCTCGACCTGGGATGTGGCCTGCAGGCGCGCCAGCGTTGGCCGCGCCACGGCATCATTGCGGGCGTCCGAGGCCCGGACCTGGGCGCCGGCCAGCCGCAGCGCTCCGCGCGGGATGGGATCGCCAGCGACGCGCAGGGGCCGCAGCCGCGCCTTGACCTGGGCCAGCGGCCGGTCTGCTGCGAACAGGTCCAGCGGCTGCAGCCCCATGCGGATCTCCAAGGGCTCCAGCGCCTGGCCCTCCACCTGCAGCGGTGCCAGGTTCAGCACGGCCGTGCCGTCCTGCTCGACCACACCGTCCTGCAGCCGGGGCGAGTCAACGACGTCATCACCGGCATACAGCACGGCATCGAGCACATAGGGGCCGGTCATCGCAAAGCGCCCCTTGTAGACGCTCACGTCGTTCAGAAACCACTCGATGCGCCCGCCTCCGACCTGGGCGCGCACCGTGTCATTGCCCGTCATCGAGCCCACGCGCTGCAGCGTGACACCGGCATGGCGCACGTTGACCTGGCCATCCCCAAAGAGCAGGCCGTACTCCACATTGGCGAACGATGAACGGCTGACGCGCGGCACCTGGCTGGCCAGAGTGAAGCCCACCACGGCGCCCACGGGCTTTCCGATCACGAAGGTGGCCGTGCCGATCCAGTTGGCCGGCAGCTCGCGCAGGCTGTGCGCTCCACCGTTCCAGCCGAAGTGCCAGTCGTAGGTGCGGCGCTCCGGGGTGGCAACCTTCGGCGGCCGCGCGGGGATCGCAGGCTGTGCCGGGATCACGATGCGCACATTCTCGCGGCGCATGATCCAGGCGCTGGTCCAGGTCAGGGGCACGCGCTGGGCGTCGGCATAGTCGGATGTCTGAACGTAGGCCCAGACATCGCTGTAGTGGGCTGTCGCTGCGCTCAACGATGGGTTGCCCACGCGCTCACGCAGCACATCCAGCGGCGTGCGCCAGGACACCAGGCGTTCTCCGCCAGGCAGTGCCCGCTCCAGCCGCTGCATCTCGTGCGGCCCGGCCTCGACCCGCACATCGCGCCATTCATAGGTGATGCGCTCGGGGGTTGCAGGCTGTCCCGGAAACCCCGGGTCCGCAGGCGTGGCCGGCACGAACTCGACCAGCTTCTTGTTCTTGATCAGCGCGTTACCCATTGGCGGGCTCCTTGGCGCGGTGGTCGGCCATCCAGGGCCGACCGGGGTTCATGGGCAGCAGCTCGCCGTTGTCGTCGCGCAGGCTCAGCAGGGGGAATAGCTCGCCGCGGTTGAAGTCGAAGCGCGAGTCGTCGATGTCGTAGCCGCTGGAGCCGGGCAGCAGTTGGCCGTCCACCCAGGCCCAGTACGGCAAGCGCATGCTGAGCGCCGTGGCGTGCCAGCGCTGGCCGCCGTCGCGGCTGGTGTGCAGCTTCACGGCCAGCGGCCGGATGGCACCGCTGTCGTCGATCTGGCGCGGGCCGTAGACGGGGATGGCCAGCGTGCGCTGGTCCAGCGCAACGACAAAGCCCACGCGCTGGGGCCAGGGCTGGGGCAGCATCCGCCGCTCCCATGTGGCGCCGCCGTCGGCCGAGACCATGAGCTGAGCCCGGCCGCCGGGATAGTCGATCACGCCGGGCGAGCCCTCGGCATGGATGTACTGGGGGTCGAACTGGACCCACAGCAGCGGCTTCTTGTCCACGCGCACGCCGCCGCCGTAGCCCACGGCCCAGTAAGGCGGGTAGTGCCGCAGGCCGCCGATCACATCGCCAGCATGCAGGCCCGCGCTGAACCGGCTGCCCGGGATGGTGCTGATGCGCGTGGCGCCGGCGCGGGTGAACGCATAGACCTGCACGCTGGCCGCATCGGGCGCGGGCACCAGGCTGTCCAGCTGCAGCGCGGAGACCAGCAGCAGCGTGTCCTTGTCGCGCGGCACCATGGCGGCGATCACGGGCGCGGCGTTGCCATCCGTGATACCGGTGTGCGGCACATGGGCCCAGGACGCGCCGTTGTCGTCGCTCCAGAGATAGGCCCAGCCCGCGCTGGCTGCGGACACGCTGCCGGCGCCCGGCAGGCGCAGCGTGGTCATGCGCAGGGCCAGCACCAGGGTCTGGGGCGACAGGCGCACCAGGTCCATCTCGACCGGCGCCATGTATTGCCCAGGGCTCATGGCAGCGGGCATGGTGATCTTGGAGGTCTGCACGCCATCGGCCGTGGTGCGTGTGCAGGTCAGCCGGAACAGGCCCGAGGAATCCGGGTGGTAGCAGTCCTCGGCCAGCCCATGCACGGCGACCAGGCTCAAATAGCTCTTGCCATCCTGCTTGGCCATGGCCGGCTCGGCCACGGCATAGGTGCTGCTGGGGTCTGCGCGCATGCTCAACAGCACGCGCCCGAACAGCAGGCCCGCATTGGCCGCATAGACCTTGCTCGCGTCGTACAGCTGATCGTCGTCGGCGAAGAAATCGATGGAGCGCGACCCCGGATCAAAGCCCAGGCCGCTGTGCACGCCGAACTGCAGCAGCACCTTGCCGCCGGCAGGCCGGTCCGGGTCCATGCGCACCAGCTCGACGCCCGTGCAACGGCTGACGCGGCGCACCGGCTGCACGAAGCGATTCATCCCCGCGAAATACCGCGTGTCGCCAGCCGCCGAGATCTCGCGCACCAGCAGCACCGTGCCGTCGCCCAGGGAGAACAGCCGCCGCTTGCCGTTCTTGGTGGCATGGTCGGCCGTCTCCACGCGGGTCTCCACACGGGTGAAGCGCGGCACGCGGGTCTGCAGCTTGGAAGCGGCCAGATTGCCGAAGGACAGCGGCCCCTGCTGCTCGTCCAGCGCAGACGCCATGAGCTGCACCCGGGGCACTGCGTCGGGCGCGCCCGAGGCCGGCGGCGCCACATCGTCGGGCACGGCCTGTGCATAGCCATCCGTCAGGCGGCGCGCGTCCGGCGGCTCCCACAGCGACACCAGCTGCACGACCTCGCCGCCCGTGCGCCGCATGGTGACGAACTCGCCCGAGCGCTGCACCTCGCTGCCGTCGCGCCGGTCGGTCATGAAGGTGTTGCCCACGTCCAGCATGCCCTTTAGGGCCTGGTGCTCTGGCCCACCGGCATCGCCCTTGAGGTCCTTGTGGATCAGCATCACAGCTCCTCGCGCGCCAGCAGGAAGTCGGTCCAGAACTCGGAGGGACCGCCCCCGCTGGTGCCGTTCCACCAGAAGGCGGCAAGGCTGTCTACGCCATTGAAGGCCCCATCCGCCTGCACACGGTCCGTCGCTGAAAGCGCATAGGGCCGCATCTCCTGCCACTCGAATTCCGTGCCCGCCAGTTCGGCTGCCGTGATCTCGCCCAGCAACACCTCGCCATTGAGTACCTGGAAGCCGCCGCCCCGGCTCACAAGGCGCAGCTCCTGCACCGTCGAAGGCACGTTGACCGGCTTGACCACAGAACCGGCCGCGTCCAGATCGAACTCGTGCACGCCCTCGTTCGTGTCCTTGTACAGCAGAGTGACGTCCGCCGTGACACTGACGGGCTCACCGGCTACTGTGACCTGGTAAAGCCCCACGTTGATCGTGCGCACCAGTTGGGCCGGCGCCCGGACCTCGAAGTCCGGCGCCGGCGGCAGGCCCAGGTCCAGGAAGCCGCGCGACGGGTTGATCGCATCCCCGTTCCAGCCGAACGCCCAGTGCGCCGCATCGATCAGGTCCTGGAAGTCCAGGCCCAGGTAGGGATCATCGGCAGCCACCACGGCCACGAGCACGTCGGCCTGGGGCACCAGGGCCCCGGCCTCGTAGACGAGCGTTCCAGCAGCCATGCCCTTGTCCCGATCAGAACGCCGGCAGCGCGATGGAGAAGAAGTTGACGGCCTGGGGCGCGCCGACCGCCAGATCCACGCTGGTGATGTTCAGGTCCGCGCCCGCGCGCGCCACGGTGCCCTGCAGGCGCGGCAGCGTGATGGACAGGCCTCCGGCATCACTGGGGCCAACGAAGCGGAAGAAGCGCACGGTGCCGGACTCGATCACCGTGCCGGTCCAGGTCTGGGTGGACAGCTTCTCGATGAAGCCGTCGGCGGCTGACATGGCGAGGGTCAGTCCCGCAGAGGTGCCGTCGCTGTAGATCCGGGTCAGCAGCTTGTGCACCGCCGGGTCGATGGCTGCATCCGCGGTCAACGGAATCGACGACTCGGGGCAGCCGTACAGCTCCAGGAAGCCGCCATCCAGGGCCGCCTTGAGCGAGCCCGTGGCGAGCATGTGATTGCGAAGGCCGGTAGAGGCTTTGGTCGTCATGGTGGTGGTCCTTGAAAAGGTCAGGAAGCGGTGGGTCAGGAAACGGAGATGAGCTGAAAGCCCGCCAGGATCTCCAGGTAGAAGGCGGGATCGACGGCACGCGCCACGGGCAGGCGCACGATGGACAGCAGCGCGCCGGTGTCCGAGCCCTTGCCCGAGCTGCTGCTCACGAACACTCCGTTGACGGTCTGCATGCCGGTGAAGCTGAACCGCGCCAGGCTCAGCTCGTTGCTCACGCCGCCGGCCGAGACGTTGCCCGGCACCCAGGCCTTGCGCGTCGTGCCGTCGTACTGCGTGACCTCGGTCACCAGCGTGGGCAGCGTGGCGGCCGTCTCGGTGCCGTTGGGCACATAGGAGCCGGACCACAGCCCGATGAACAGGTTGGCCGGCATGGCCGCGCCCTTGAAACAGGCGTTGGCGATCAGGTCCAGGCCTTCGCCGGGCACGCGGTTGTGCAGGCGCTCGCGGTGCACCAGCGCGTCGTCGGCGCGGCGGCGCAGCACCAGGTCGTAAACAAAGCCGCAGGGGATGGCGTGGTTGGTGTTCATGGCTGGGCCTTTCGTACAAGCCGGGCCTGGGCATAGGAGCCCACGCCGGCCGAAGTGCTGGGGGATTGAGAGAGGGTGGCCACGATGGCGCGCATGCCGTCGGCCTCGCGGTACAGCGTTGCACCAGCGCCCGAGGCCTCTATGGCGATGTGCTCGGCCTGCAGGTTGGACAGCGACCCGTCCGGCCGCGCCGAGACGATGCCGCGCGTGCTCATCCAGTGCGCGCCGTCCGTGCCACCCGTGGCCGCGAGCCGATACCCGGCCTGCTGCTGCAGCGCGCCGTACGGCAACACCGCGCGCATGGACTGCGCCGGCAGGCCGCCGGCCAGGAAATAGGTCTTGTCTGCCATCACGAACACGCCAGCCTCCACGGCCGCGATGCAGGTGATGGGCGCCGGGAAAATCTCGAAGCCCCGCGACTCGTCGCGCAGGCCCGGGGTAAAGGGCTCGCTGTAGATCAGCGCCGAGCCCACGGCCACCAGCAGCCGGCCGCCCTGGTAGGCGACGCTGCTGCCTGCAGGCATGACCGAGAACTGCACGTCGCCCACAACCTGCGGCTGCGCATCGAGCCAGCGCGGGGTCGGGCCGGGCACGGGGTGATACGAGCCGACGCGGATGCCGTCGGTGAAGTACACGGCCTCGTTGACCTCGCAGTACACGACTGGCGTGACCCGGCCGTATCCCGCGGCGACCTGGGTGCGCGCAGCGGCGCCAGCAGCATCCACATCGATCCGGAAGATGTCGCCGCTGTCGCAGTACAGGCCATACGAGCCATCGAGCGGCGACCAGCCCGAATGGCAGTCCAGGCCCTGCTCCGCCAGCGCATACCCGGCCCGCGTCTTGAGAGAGCCCTGGGCCGTCACATCGACGTTGAGCGCATCACGCAGCAGGTGGCCGGCGCCCTCGGGCAACCCGAGCTTGAAGTCGGGCGCGCGGTTGTCCATTCCGAGGGGGAACGGGCCGATGGGCTTGGGGGTGGATGGCATGGCCCGCAGTTTCCCGGGCGTGCATCCATAGGTCGAACCCTAGCCGGGGCACGCGCTCCGCGAAAGTGTGCGACCAATTACATTTTCATTACTCCAATAGTTAGCAACGTAATAGTTGGCTTAATAAGCAATAGGCTTCCTTGATGAATCCACCACCCAATAGGGGGATTCTAAAAATGCATGAGCAAAACTATATTAGCATGCATGACTTCACACACTGGAGGAGTAGTTGCAAATGAAATATTTCAAGTTGGCTGCGGTGGCAATTGGTTCGGCGGCTGCACTGATAACGTCGAGCGCTTTTGCTCAGTACACCGGGGTCCTGCTACCCATCCAAATAACCAATGCCTCGGGCAATTTAGCAGACATGACCAAAGCCGCTGATGGAAATCCAAACACGGCATGGAATTCCGGTGGACCAGCAACTCAATGGATCGATATTGATCTGGGATCAGATCGAATGTTTTCAACTCTCCGCATGCTACCTTCGCAAAACCCAGCTGGCGGCACTACTCACAAGATTTGGGGGAGAAATGAAGCTGGAGCTTGGTTCATCTTTGGTGAAGTTTCGAAGCTTACCCAAGACAACAAATGGATTGAGTTCAACAACATGATAGAGACCCCAGTAAGGTTTATCGTCGTTGAGACGACCAACTCTCCATCCTGGGTTGCATGGCGTGAGTTTCAAGTATTCGATGGGGGTGAACTTCGCGAAAGTTGCTTCTCGAACGACTACAACCAAGGTTGGGTTCTCTACTCAGCATCAGGTCCAAGCGATAGATGCGCGCACACTCAAGGGAAATATCTCTACAAATTCCGCGACGTGAGCCAGCAACGATCTGGCACACGTGTCTTTGCTTGCTCCACTGCCTACACTTATGGCTGGAGCATAGTTCCAGGCGGAGCCCCAGGCAACTCCAACGGACGCTGCTCCGCATTCCAATCAAATAGACTTTATGTACTGGAGCGTGATTGAGCATAAAAGTACACAAGCAACAGCGCGCAGGGATTCGCCGTTATAGCTTGGTTAGGACTTGCTGGACTGCTGAGGGCATGGCTACCATGCGTCTATGCCCGGCATCATCTTCTGGCTGCTCGTGATCGCAGCCATCCTCTTCTTCAAGCTGACCACGCCCGCCGAGCGCCGCTCGATGATCGAGGCCTACTGGCTGATCATCATCGGGCTCGGCGCCGTGGGCTTCATCTGGCAGCTCCGGCGGAAGGTCATCCGTTTCATTACCGTGCCTCTGCAGCCATCTCCCGCATTTGCTGTCGCAGCGCCTTTGGCGAGTTGTCCGCGATACGGTCGATCCGATCCTTGCCCATCTCGCGCACCTTCTTCCACACGTCGGGCATCTTGACGACGATGGGCTGCTCTGGATTGTTCTGGTTCCAATCGGCCAGCCGTGCGCGCACGCGCGCCAGGGCGCCCTCATCCTTGCGGAACAGCGCATCCGCCCACTGCGCCTTTATCTCGCTGCTGGTCAGGCTGTAGAAGCTCTTGGAACGCTGCATGAAACTGTTGGCTTCCTGAATCTCAGCCACGCTCTTGGGCTGAAAGCCGACAGCCTTGGCCACCGCCTCGGCCAGCGTGGTGTCGATCACCTTGTAGCCCTTGGTGTCCTTGTACATGCCGCTGGCGGCCATGTCCGCGCCCTTGAACGCATTGCGCACCGCCGTGGGAGACACCTCCAGCGCGGCTCGGCCCGCTGCGGACGGATCCAGGTTCATCACGCCACCCACCAACTCGCGCCCTGCCGCGAAGCCGCGGGACACCAGATCGCCCGCCGGCCCCACCACCTCGAGCAGATCCCGTTCCCGGCTTTGCTTGGTCAGCAGCAGGCCGGTGCCGGGCAGCAGGTTGCCCATGCCCAGGCGCCCGGAAACATCGATGGGCGCGCCTGGCAGGCCCGAGACACCCTGCTCAAGGAACTCGGTCAGCTCCTTGCCCACGATGCTGGCCAGCGCCTCCTTGCGCCACTGCTTGGAACTGAGGTTGTAGCCCATCATCTGGCCCACGCCGTCGATAAGGTCCTCGGCGTCCTCCATGAAGGGCACGCCGCCGGCGCCGCCCATCAGCAGCAGCATGGCAAGGGCCCAGCCCACCGCGCGCTTGCCCTCCGGGCCGCCCTGCTTCCACATCCGCTGCATCAGCTCCAGGTAGCTGACGGAATAGGTCTTGAAGACGAACAGCGTGCCGCCCACGGCGCCGCGTGCCCACTGGGGCTTGTTGGCCTTGGAATAGACGAACTGGGTCTCCAGCACGGCCTTGCGCGCGAAGGCGCCCGGATCATCCATGCCCTGTGCCTTGGCGATGCGGAAGGCCGCGATGAAGGTAGAGCGCCGGTTGAACTGCTCGGCCAGGGCGAAGGGCTGGCCCCAGGCCACCTTGGCGCGTTCCCAGGCATTGCCGGCCGCCGCGCGCGCATCGCCGGCCCGCGTACCGTCGCCAGAGCGCAGGCCGCCCGCGCCGCGCGCCTGGGCCATGAGCTGGTGCACTTCCTGCGGCGAGACCACGCCGTCGTCTTCGGCAGTTTGCAGGGCATGGGCCAAGTCCGTCTCATAGCGGAAGCTCTTGTCCATCCAGGATCGACGCATATCGTTCAGTGCCCGTGTCATTTGGCCGCTGGCCGCGCGCATGCCCCCGAACTGGCTGAGCCAAGGCAGCGTCACGGCAAAGGGCTGGGTCATGTTGACCACGGCCGAAGCCAGTGAGCCGCCCAGGTACTGCGCGAACAGCATCCCGCGCACGGCCTGGCCCTCTTCCTGGGGATCGCGGATGTAGCTGCGCAGGCCCATGGCCAGGTCCTTCAGCTCCCCCTGCTCCTTCGGGATGTCGTTGATCGCACGGTCCATGGTGCCGGCATTCAGGCCCGCCGCGCCCTGGCGCGCATTGCTGTAGATGAAGTTGGCCACCACGCGGCCCACGTCTTGGCTGTAGCCCTCGATGCCCTTGCGCTGGATCAGGCGCTTGAGCGCGCTGTGGTTGTTCTTGGTCAGCTTCAGGTATTCATCGAACACCTTGCGCGTGGCCGCGTCGGCTTCCTTGCCCACGACCATGTCCTTGAAGATCTCCAGTGTCTCGGGAGTGATGCCCGCGAACAGCTTGAAGGACTGCTGGCTCATGGTGCCCTGCGTGATCACTGCGCCAGGGAAGGCCTGGGCCATCTGGATCTTGGCCAGGTTGGCGTCCTTCATGGTCTCGTACATGCCGAAGTACTGACGGTTGCCCTCCTGGTCCACCACGTCCAGCGTGTACCGGCCGAAACGCGACAGCGGCGCATACCCGCCGTCCTGCAGATCCTTGGCCGTGGCCGCCCGGTCCACCACCATGTTGTTCAATTGCAGCAGCCGTTCGGCCATGTCAGGCTTGGCCTTGGCATCCTCCTGCAGCGTGGTGGTCAGCAACTCCAGGGCATCGGCCAGCTTGGGTGCGTCCAGCACCATGTCACGCATCCCGGCGTACTCGTCGCCCAGCGCGCGCATCATGTCCGCGCGGGCCGTCATGTCGATGGAGCGGTCGATGGCCGCGCGGGCTTCGCGGTACAGGGCAATCTGATTGGGCGTGGCGCCGAACATCGTCTGCAACTCGGCATCCGTCCAGACCGCTCCGGCCTTGAGCATCTTGCTTTCGAAGCGAGAATTCACCAGCGCTTCGTACTGGGCCAGCGGCAACCCGCGCCAGTCGCGCAGCATGCGGTCGTCCAGGCGGCCGGCGCGCAGCAGCAGCTGGGCCTTGTCGTCGGCGGGCAGGTTGCCGTACTTCTTGGCCAGCTCGTCCACCAGCACGGCCTTGCCGTCCACATCCCGGCCCCACAGCAGCGTGCCCTCGAAAAGCGGCTTGGCCACGGCCTTATTGTCGGCCGCCGAGACAGGGGTCTTGCGATTCTTGCCCACGAGGTCGCTGATGGTGTCCACGCGCGGGAGCAGGCGCGGCGCCCGGTCGGCCGCGTCGTTTGCCAGCATGGACACGTCATCGATGTTGCGCTGGGCGGTCTCGTAGACCGGCTTGAAGGCTGGCGCCCGCTCAGCCAAGTGGCGCATGGTGCCGACGGTCTTGTCCCAAACAGAGACCTTGCCTGGGTGGGACATCGTCTTCTGGAGCTGGTCCAGAGCGCTGTCCTTGATCTCGGCCAACCGGGAGCGGCTGAACATGAGGTCTTCACCACCATCTCGGCCGGCGGCCTCCCGCGTGTTGATCTGCAGGAGGCCCCGCAGTACACTGGCCACTTCTCCTGAGGTGACCTTGCCGGTGTGCCCGGATGCCGCGACAGCTGCATCGGTCCCGGAATCCCTGGCCCTCAGGAGATTTTCTTTTGTGATGACGCTATGCAAGTACATGCGCTGCGTCTCCGGGTTGCGGTGCACCAGCACTGTCAAGATGTCATCGGCCCCCTTGATACGCACCGGCGCGCTCACAAAGAAGCTGTCCTGGTTGCTCTGCGTGGCCTGCATCACGACCACGCCCTTCTCCAATACGTCCTTCACAGCTGCGAAGCCAGCTGCCTTGAACGGATTCATACCGTGCGCCATGCTGTCGCGGACAGCACGCTCATCCAGCACCACGGCACCCAGTTCGGGATTCACGGCCTGGCCACCAGCATCGCGGAACATTTTGGCCGCCCAGGCACGCAGCAGCGGATAGCCCTGGGGCGCCTCATCCCCGCGCAGCACGGCCACGGGCTCGCCCTGCAGCACGCGAGCCTTGTCCACCAACGACATCTCGGCCACGCCACGGCTGAATGACGGTTCGATGCGATCGGTCGCGGCGCGCTGCCCGCGCTCCACAAACTCGCGCGCCGGCAGGATGTAGCCCTGGATGATGTCGGCGTCCGAGAGCTTCAGCCCCCTGAACCCGGGCACGTTGGCCCGCAGCCAGTTGCGGATGGCGGCCACGGCCCGGCGCACGAAATGCAGCTGCGGCGTCTTCTCGGCCATCTCGGCCAGCACTTCCTCGGCCGCGTGGCGCCGGCTCAGATCCGTGACGCCGCGCAGCCCATATTCCTTGATCTTGGCCGCCACTTCGGCATGGCGCATGGTGGCCACCTGGTTGAGGATCTTGTTCAGTTCCGGCCCGAACATGCCGCGCAGGCCGTGGTGGCCCAGCACCTCGTGGTGCAGCACGCGGGCCGCGTCGGTGGGCGTGTTCAGCTTGCTGGCCAGCAGGTAGGCGCGGCCTTTCCAGTAGAAGCCCTCGGGCGCGCCACTGGCGCCGCCGCTGCGCTGGCGCAAATCCGCGCGCCGCGCTGCCTCGGGCACGGCCGGGTCGTTCATGTCGAAGGCCACCACGACTTCCGGCCCGTTGCTCCAGCCCTTGCGGATGGCGTCCACCGTCTCACGCACCTGCCCCACGGCCTGGGCCCGCGCCGCATCCGAAAACGCCGCAGGCTCGGGCCGCATGATGCGCAGCAGGTTGGCCATCTGGTCATCGGTCAGGCCCTGACCATCGGCTTTGCCGCGCCGGAACGGCAGTTCCTCGGTGCGCTCCGCCGGCCCGGCCTTCAATTCGCGTGCGCTGGGTGGCGTGGCATGGGTGCGCTCGCGCACGCCCGGCACATCCTCCCAGCCAGAGCCCTGCTTCTCCACCTGGCGCACCGTCACGCTCCAGACGCCATCGGCGTTGGCCGGCGTGTACGAGACCACGCGGACATGGCTATCCCCGTAGCCCTTCACGATGTTGCCCGGGGTGAAGTAGTCGGCGCGCGCCGCTTCCTCAGCGGCTGCCTTCTTGGCCAGGACGCCGCGAGGCTTTGGCTTGGCTGCTGCAGCAGAGGCCGGAGCCGCAGCCTGGACTGCACCCTCGCTGGTCGTGGAGCTGGGGAACTCGCGCGCGGTGCCCAGCAGTTCGCGGATGGGCGCATCCAGCCGGATCACCTTCACGTCCTCGCCGGCTTCGCGCGCAGCCAGCCACTGGTGGTGGCCGTCGAGCACATGCCCGTCGCGCGAGACCAAGATGGACCGATTCCCACCCTCGAAACCTTTGGCCCGTGCCACGCGCTCGCGGCTGAATTCCGCCTGCGTGGGCTTGAGGCTGGAGGCCGGCACACTCTCTTCCTGGTGCGCAATGCCGCGGGCATTCATGAAGTTGACCATGGCGCCGCGATGCTCGGCCCGGATCTGCGGCATCTCCGCACGCGGCACGCCGATGGAGCCCGAGTCGCGGGAGAACTTGGCCCAGCCGTCGCCCAGGTCGCGGCCTTCCACGGAACGTACTGGCGCGCGGCCAGCAGGTGCTGCAGGTGCTGCAGCAGCATCGGGCATGGCGGCGGCCAGCTTCTCTCGAACCTTGGGCGCCAGGTCAGCCCAGGCGCGCGTGTGCGAGGATGCCCGCGCCAGAGCGTTCAAGCCCTTGGCAGTCTTCGCCACAGCCTGGCGCTCGGCCGCCGGCATGCTGGTCCAGCGCTCGCTGGCGGCCAGCAGCTGGGCGCGCCGCGCGTCGTTCCCTTCCTTGGCGATGGCCACGGCCTGCTGCTGACCCACCGTGGGCGCTGGTGCAGCGGCAGGCGCTACAGCGGCAGCCTGTTCGCTGGCGCCACTTCGGCCAGGTACAGCAGATTGCACGCTGGCAGCAGGCTGTCCGGCACTGCCACCTCGCGGCCCAGCAGGCTGTGCATCTGCCGCGCGTCCTGCCGGCTGACCGCCCCCAGCCGCCGCAGCAGCCGCAGGGCCTGCTGGGCGTTCATCTGCCAGCCGTACTGCAGGTGCGGTTGAATCATCGGTTGCTCCTTGAGGTTGCATGGCGTCAGCAAGACGGAGCTGCAGCTCCGCATTCAGGTTCTCCCAGCGCGCGCCGTGGAGACTGCCTTTGATGGCAGCATTTACACCGCCCACACGCTTGGCCAGTGCCTTGCGCTCCGCGGTGGGCATGCTGGCCCAGGCCGCGCGCCCGGCGTCGATGCGCTGGGCAGGGGTTTGGACTGGCGCTTGAGCCTGCGAGCCTGGCGCTGCAGCTGCTTGCGCGCCATCGTGCTGAGACGAGGTGGTGCCATTGCTCAGCCCCTGCGCAGCTGCAGGACCTGCAACCGGCGCTCCCTGCGCTCCTGCTGCCTGCGAAGATTCCGCGCGCGGCGGCTGGGCTTGATCGGCTTGTGTGCCATCGATGCTTCCTTGCTTGGGGGTGGTGGATGTGGGCGCAGGCGCGGTGGCACGGGCCTGCTGCTCGCGCTCAGCGCGGCGCCGCTGCAGCTCGTTGGCCAGCGGCATGCGGACTTCCTTGGCCTGGGCTGAGCGGAAGGCATTCGACAGGTCCTCATCCGTCCAGGTGGCCAGGGCCCCGCCCTGGATCTCGCCGGTGGCAGGGTCTGCAGTTACCCGGCGCTCGGATGCCTTCTTCTTGGCTGGCGCGCGTGCAGCTTCCTCAGTGGCCTGGGCCATGGCACTTGCCTGCTGGGCCTGAGCCGCCGCGCCGGAGTCCACGGCAATGGCAGCAGCCGCGGAAAGGGAGCCGGCCGCAGGGTCCAGGCCCATGGCCTCGGACGGGCGCAGTTCGCCGATGGCAGCGTCTATGCGAGCGGCATCGAGTTGCGGCGCAGGCGTGATGCCCTGCTCGCGCAGCCGTGCTTCATCGATCACGGGCTCTTGCTGGGCGCTCAACTGGCGCATGAATTCGTCGCGGACCTTGGCCAAGCCGGCGGGCACTTCGCCATCGGCCTGGTTCTCGCTGACCTGCTGGAACAGATCCGGACTGAAAGCCTGGTGCAGCGAGTCCGCCGCAGCCTTCCGGTCCTCGGGAGGCAGGCTCTCGTCCTGAGCGCGCGCCAGCGCATCACGGTATTGCTGCTGGCTCTCGGGCCGGACCATCTGGTCGATGGCCGGGCCGTAGGTTGCAACATCGGGCAGGCCCGCAGGCTCTGCGCCGGCATCCGGGGGCTGGGCGGCAACATCGCCCGGCTGACCAGCAGGCACCCGTGGCTCGCGCATCGCCCGATACCCCGCCGCGCCGCCGCCCATGGTCGCGCCCGACAGCGTGCCCAGCACCACAGCCGTGTCCACGTCCTGAGACCAGTCCTTCCCCAGGGCCAGGTTCTGGAAGATCTGCTCTGCCACCGACTGGGGCAGCTCCTCGAGGAAACCTTCGGAGATGGCGCCTTCGATCACCTGGCGCGGAATGCTCTTGACCGCACGATGCTGCAGCAGTGGATTCGACGCAGCTGTGGCCGCGTCATCGGCGAACTGCTTGGCGATGCCCTTGTTGCCCTGAGCCAGCATCGTCTCGGCATCACCGATGCCCAGACGCTGCGCAACTCTGCCGCCCCCAAAACTAATGCCGGCCGTAGCCGCGCCCGTGGCTGCCGCTGCGGCAGCCTGCCCAGGCGAGAGCAGTCCATCGGCCGTCTCCTGGCGAATCTGCTCAGCAGCCGAGCCCGCGCCCACGACACCCTCTCCCAGTGCTCCCGCTGCTACAGCCCCCTTCAGACCCGCCTGACCCAGCCGAGTGGCAGCAGTAAGCCCACGCGAAACCACGCCAGCAGCACCCATGGCCGGCAGCGATTCAACGACCGCGCCGACGATGTTGGAAGGGTTTTCTACCGCAGCCTTGAACTTGCCGCCCAGTCCCTCCGCTTCCTGGAATTTCCGCTGGGCTTCCTTGGTGGCGTCAGAGTGCCATTCGTTGATGGCCTCGCGCGCCTGCTTGGGCCGGAAGCCTACTGCACCACCCTCGTTCTCCAGAATCTTGCCCGCCCGCCCGCCGGTGACGATATCAGCCAGGCCGACAGCAGCTTCAGGGACGGCCACAGCGCCCTTGGCAACCCAGGCCGCCGCGTCGCGTGCGTAGTCGGTGACGCTGCGCCCTGGCGGCTCCTTGCCATAGTCAGGATCCGCGAACGGATTCTTGGTCTGAGGCTTGGCGCTCGGCGCTTCGGCGCCGTAGTCGGGATCGGTGAACGGATTCTGTGCCATCCCCCCACTCTCAAGGAGAGGTGCGGGGGCGGTCGAACCCTAGCCGGGGGCGGATGCAGAGCAGCCCCTGGGCGGTGGGGCGTATTTTGATCGGGAGGACAGCGGCCCACTCTGGAGATGGGCATTTCCTTCTGCATTTGCCCCCGAAGGTGCCGCCGCGCGGTCCAGCGAGTCCATTGCGATGTCGATAGCCGCGCGCGCCCTGGAGAAATCGACGGTCCAGCTGGTGTCGGGTGCCAGCGGCAAGTCTGGCCGGTCGGTGGCCACGCAGCCGCCGTGGAAGTCGAACTCGCGGCGCGCGAGCAGTAGCACGTCGCGCACATAGGCCAGGTCGGCGTCGGCGGGCCGCGCGCCCGCTTCAGCCCGCCGCGCCGCAGCCCTCGCACGATGCGCCGCGCACAGGGCTACGCAGACCAAGGCAAGCGCCAGGAGCAGCGCACCGGAGAGGATGAGGATGGGGAGATGTGCCATGCCCCAGTGTCAGCACCGGGGCGGGATCGCGCGAACCCTGGGCGTGGCTGATGGGTGTGGTACTGGGCGCACTGACGCTGCAGGTCACGTGGTAGCCCAGAAGCGACGAAGCCCGCCGAAGCGGGCTCTTTACAACAAAGGGCGTGAAGTCTTTCGAGGGTATCAAACAGCGCGCTACAACGTCACGCACCTGCCAATTCTCGATGTAGAAATGTAGACTCGGAGTGTTTCGAAAGCATGTCATAGACATACATCGTTTTCACATTATTTGCCGCCGCTGCGTCGGGTATTAATATTTTACGCCGTTGCGCAGGGTTGCTTAGCTCCTGTGTCACCACCGTGTAGTTATACGCTTTAGCCACAGCAATTAAGAAAGCATCAGCCACTTCATTCTTGGCAAATTCTTTTTTTGCGTGCTCTTTAAAGTTACTGGCGTTGGCCCACTGCATTATTGAGCCATACTCCGCCATTACCTTAACATCAGCCATGTCGTCAATAAAGAACGTGGCAGGCAAAGTTTTGACCCAGGCGCAGCAGTTATCTTCCCGAGCAGTTAGTTCATCTTTAACTTTTTTTATCGAGTAGACAATGCCGTTGTCGTGCGCCACTTTGAGCCAATCCCAAAATCCACCGCAAAAATCGAAGCGATAGTACATGTTCTTGGCTTGGATGAACACATTGGCGTCAATAAGATACTTTGCCAAACCTACACCTCTCTTTTCCTGTAAAGCTCGGCCACTGCATTCGAAGAAATATTAAGCAACGCGCCAGCATCCCTAAGCATCACACGACCAGCAAAAGCCTCGGAAACTAAGGCATTGGTAAGCTTTTTGCTATTTCTTACAAGAACTGTTTTGTAATAATCGCCACCGCCATCGGCATTAGCTTTTGCATCGTTTGCTTTCGTTTGGTGCAGCACACTTAGATACGACTCCTTATCCATAAGATCAAGATCCATCGCCCTCTTCGCAATCACCAACCGACTCACCTTGAAATAATTTGGAAGTCTGTACAACGCAAGATCTCCCCAAACGTTCCACTGATCCAAAAATTCATTTTCAGGTGTCAGCACCTCAGCTGCAACTTGATTGCACTTCTGCTCTAGTCCATCAAACCTACCAAGTACAGAGACAGACACATCAGATACACCGCTTGCACCAAGCCAAATGTGCGCTATTTCATGCAGCAGAGTAAAAATCCACGCTGCCGCACTATCTTTCCCATTAATAAAAACGACTGGTGCGAATTTATCCACCAAAGCAAAGCCGCGAAATTCTTCAACATTAAGTGGCTTATGAGCATTGTTTTGCACAACGCCGTTTTTGAACACCAGTATGCCTGCTGCCTCTACACGTTTAACCAACTCCGCGTAATACTGTTCTTTAGTATCACATTTAACTCTAAGCGCGACATCGCACCCAAGAGTCGCAGAGATGCTCTCGGCAACAGCTTTTGCAGAAGCGGTTTTTTGGTCAAAGCTTCCAACAAACGGAAGTTGATCAGCTTCACAATCTTTTAAAAATTCCGAATACCATTCCTGTTTCTTTTTTACATCAGCCAACGTGTCAAAAAAAGCTCGCGAGAGCCGCTTTGCGCCTGGCACTTGCCGCAGGTCGGGTATTTCTGGATCGGGGATGTTAGGCGGCTCGCGTAAGAAAAGGAAGCCGAAAGGCACCTGCGCAATGGAGGCAAATTTTTCTGCCTGCTTCGCGGTGAGCTTGCCATCCATAACTTGCTGAGTCTTCGAGGGACCTGCGACACGGGCAGCAAGTTGCTCGACAGTGGAACCTATGTTCCCTGCCGCCCACTGGAGGACTTCTGGTGCGAGACTGAGCGTTGCCATTTGGGGCGTATCCTATCAAATGAATGTAACAAGCCGTAGAACAATGTTTTCGGTTCGTTCACCTATCATTCGTACACAGATGTAGGGACTGGTCCATCTCCGGCGGTGTTGCATGGGACGGGTACAACCCAGAGGGAGCAACACATGAGGAAATTCCTCAGATACCAATTCGTTCTGCTGATAGCCACATGGGCAACTTGCAGTGTGGCCGCTGACTACGCCACCTGCCTGCTAGACAAGCTCCCTGGGGTCAAGAACGCGCCGGCCCACGCTGCCGCGCTGAACCTGTGCGCCCAGCAGCACCCTGACAAGTTCTTCGAGGTGCGCCGCGGCTCAGGGCGTGGGCTGCTGGGCCCGAAGTCTCCAGAGCAGTGCACACTGGACAAGGCGCGGGACACATCCTGGCAGCCGGCGGCAGGGATGATCATGCGCGCGTGCGGTTGCCTGTACACGCCGAGCGCTGGACCGACGGACATGTGCGAGCGGTATCCGCTGTCTGCGGAGATTCGCGCGCAGCACCCGCTGGTGAAGACGGATGCCGAACTGCTGAAGCTGGAGACCCACTACCGGAAGATCTACACAGCGCACCCAGATGCGGATGCGCTGTTCGCGCGCAAGGACTTCTGGGCGTGGGTGACGCAGGACAAGGGCCGGGAGAACGCGATCACCAAGGGCTCCACCGACACGGTGATACGCACGATGAGCGAATTCAAGGCCAATGACTGGGAGCGCGGGACCATGAAGGCCCCGCCCAGCGGAAGCAATCCGTTCGCTGACCCCAACTACGGTAGAGAGCTTCTACAGAAATAGGCCGTCAACGCGGTGCGATGACGCGAGCTGCCGCGCCCTTCCCATAGATCTCGTCAAACATGGCCGCTTGTCCTGGGTTCGCACGCAATGCGGCGATGTGATTTGCAGAGGGCTGGGCCGTGTTACCCCCATCCACCCTCTGCACATCCCCCGTGGACTTGTTGTAGCGGATGACACTTCCCTCGGTTGTAGAGCCGTCGGCGTTCTTTGTGGCGGGCGTGACCTGCAGAGCCCACGGCGACGGATCTGCATCGCCCCGAATCGCGCGCATGGCCTGCTGAGCCTGCTGCTTCTGCTGGGGCGTGGCATTGGGATCAAGGAGCGTATTGCGCAGCTGCTCTTCCTGGCGCTGGGCCCGGGTCTTGAAGCCGCGCGCTTCTGCCTCTCCCTGCAGGCGCTGCTGCTCAATGCCCACGCGCATGCCCGTGCGCCCTGTTTCCCCGGCCTGCTGCATGGCCTCGCGCTGAAGTCCGCCGGCTTGCTGCATGTCTTCGCGCATGAGGCCTGCGTTCTGGCGCATGGTCTCGGCTTCCAGACCTGGCTGCGCCTGGCGCAAAACCGCGTCGGTACCCAGCATGGCGCGGTACCGCTGCATGTCCGGGCTATTTTCAGCCCCACGCCCGCCGAAGCGCCGCGTGTTGGTGATGGAGCTGGCAGACACCTCGGCATTGCGCAGGTCGTTGCGGGATTGCCAGTCGTTGCCCGAGTGGGCGATGGTGGGCGTGCGAAAGCCCGGAAAGCCCAGGCGCGGCTGCTCGACCTCGGTGCGCTGGCCGGGGGTGAAGCCGCGGGCTGTCGATTGGTCGGCTAGGTTCTGAGCGGCCAGGTCGTTTTGCCGAGAGGGCAAGCCGCGCGGCTCGCTGCCCAGGGCCGCGCCCTGTGCGCTGTCGGAGAAGCTGTTGCCCTGGCGGAAGATCCCGGGCTGGACTTCCTGTGGCGCCGCCGAGCTGGGCGGGCCCATGGTGCTGCCGGCGGATGGCGTGGCCTGCGGCGAGGTGGCCGTGGCTGCTGGAGCTGTGGATGGCGTGGGATTCACACCTGTTGAGGCTGCAGCGGGTGTCGAAGCCGCGGCACCACCACCAGCGATCCCGGCACCACCGGCAAGCGCGCGCGGGGCATTGAGGCCGGAGTTGAGCGCGCCGCTGATGGCCCCGCCAGTTCGCGCGATGGCACGGGCGCTACCACCCAGCGCACCAGGCACAGCATTGGCCAGGTTCGACACATTGCGGCCCAGCTCGGTGTTCATGGGATTGGACTGCGAGCCATCTGGTGTCGGCGCCTTGGGGTAGCCGCCCAAGGGGATCTGGTCCTCTGGCCGGCCACCGTTGGCGAAGAACACCTTGGGCTTGAAGCCGCGCGGCACGAATGCCTGTTCGGGTGCTGGTGTGTGGGTGGCATCGACGGCGGCCTGCAGCGCGCCCGCGCCGCCCATGGCGTGCACGGTATCGGGTGGCAGCACGAACTCCCCAGGCTTGAACATGCCGGGGATGGAATCGGGAGCTTGGTTCTGTGCCTGAGCTCTCTGCGCTTCCAGCACCGATGTGGGGCCGAAGCCCAGGCCAGGCCCTGGCTGGCCCCGCTCCTGCTCGCTGCCGCGCGGCCGGAACCCCAGGCGGGGCTGGTTGGCCAGCGCTTCAGCCCTGGCCTGCTTCATTTTCTCGGGATCGAATCCTCGCATGCTCTTCTCCTCCTGCTCTCACAGGGTATGGACCACGGTCACCTGGGGCTCGTCGTGACGGGTCGCACGGCGCAGATCGGCGTCGGGGCGGGCGCCGAAGTAGGCTTCAAACTCACCCAGCGCAGTGCCGGAGCGGGAGGGATCGAAGCCATCGGAGTCCGGCAGACCGAAAGCGCGATGCAGCGCCCAGTGCACGAGGTAGGCGTGGTGAGCCTCATGTATCTCGGGTTTTTCGTTGCAGTGGGTCAATTGCTTGAGCGGTAGCCGATAGGCCTCCAGCCGCAGCGTCCCCGCCTCGCGCGGCGCAGGCACCAGGCGCAGCCGCGTCTCGGTCTGGATGGCGAAGCGAGGCTCGCCCGGCCCGTGATCGCGCCAGTGCGGATGTTTGGCATCCAGAAATTCGCGCGACACGAGGTCCAGCCCGCACGCGTGCGATGTGGCCGCGCTCACGAACCGCAGATGCGATATTTCGTAGACCTTTGGATGCAGCTGGTAGCTGACCACCCCGGCCGCGACAGCGATTTCGCACACGGCAGGCGTGGAATCGTCCAGCAGCAGGCGGCCACGCACTGCGGCTTCGGCCTGTGCCTCATTGAGCCAGGCCAGCACCTCGGGTTCGCCCCAGAGATAGGGTTGCTCCCGGTCAAGGGAGTCCACCCGGAACTGTTCCACCAGCTGCTGAACGTTCATACCGCGCCGTACTCGTCAATGAAGGCGAACACCTTGGCGCGCATGTTCTCCAGGGTCATGGTCTTGGGCACCACCTGGTTGTAGGTGTCCTTGGCGAACACCTGCAGCCCTTCCTTGTCCATGTTCGAGACCTGGTCCAGCAGCTCCTGGCGACGCACGTCCTTGGCGCGCTGCTCATCCTGCAGGCGCTGTGCCTCGGCAAGCTGAGCAGCCGTATCGTCCGGGGGCATGCTGGGGGCCTGCTGACCATCCTGGCCCGCGCCGGCCTCCTCGACCACCGCTGCGCGCTGGAACAGGTCGCCATGGCGCAGGAAGTTCTTGGCGATGGATGCAGGAAGGCCGCGCACCTGCTCGAATTCGAACGAGAGGCCGGTGCCATACAGGCGGTCGATGTACGAGGGGCGGCGCCCGATGTACTGGACCGCGACATTGGTTTCTTGATTCATCATGAGCCTCTGCGGTTCATGCCAGCGCGGAAAGAGGCGTCACCGCCCCTTTTGGCCGCGCGGCGGGGTCAGTCCGCGCCCAGGCCTTCGCCGTGGACGATGAGATCCAGGTAGCCTGCCTCGGCCACGGCCGCGCCGGTGATGGTCAGCAGCAGCGTCACGGCGGCGGGGAACTTGGCCAGCTTCTTGGTCAGGTTCAGGCGCAGGTTCGCCACGGTTGCCAGGTCGATGCCCGCGCCGAAGTAGTTGGAGGCCTGGGGCAGCTCGGGCCGGTCCACGCCGTCGGTGTATTCAAAGCCCAGCGAGGCCGTGACGCCCGTGCCGAAGCCGTTGGACACGATCAGCGACACCGCCTCGACCAGGAAGCCCGGCTGCAGCGTGTTGATCTGCACGACATCATTGACGGCCAGCGCCGCGACGGCGTTGGAACGCACCGGGATGCCCGTGGCGCCCGTTTCCAGCACGCTGCGGATGGTGGTCACATTGCCATAGGGACGGGCGCCGCCGAACTGATTGCGGTCGGCGCCCAGGATTTTGATCTTTGCCATGATTGGCTCCTTTGGAAGTTCAGAAGCGAGACAGGGGGCCGCGCCCCCTGCCCCAGGCCTTACAGGCGGCGGCCGAAGATCGGCACCACGGTGTCGATCACGGTGGCGCCGTGGTCGGTGAACTCGACCCGATCACCCATATCCACGGCGAAGCGGATCTTGGAGGCGCCCAGAATGCCGCCGATCAGCGATTCGAGCTTGTCCTCGAAGTCGTCGTCCTGCTCCTTCCAGAAGTACGGCAGGCCGTTGTGGCGGCTCTTGGCGTAGCCCTTGGCCAGGGCCTGGCCGCCCAGCAGAATGGCGCGGTCCACAGCGAAGGTTTCGCCGAAGGACTGGGGCACGATCACGCCGGCCTCGGTCTCGCTGTCGAACTCGGTGCAGTACTTGATCTGATCACCAGCAAAGAAGCGGATCGGCTTGGGCATCTTCACGATCAGCACGCCGCCCCACAGGGCCACCTCGGGATTGCGGAACAGCGGGTGGTCCTTGGCATTGCGCGCGCGGGCCAGGGCCTGGGCTTGGTAATTCCGGAAGTTCGGGTCGGTGGAGAACTTCTCGTACTGGGCATCCGACACCAGCAGCACCCGGAACGGGCTGTCCTTGGCCATCTCGTCGCCATTGAACTCCACGGGGGGCGGCGGGAGCACCATCTGGCCGATGAAGCTGCGGATGGCGTCCACGTTGGACATCTTCATGATGTCGGCCGTGGTCAGGTCCACCTCGCCGGCATTCACCTTGAAGCGCTGGACCGAATCCCCGTCCACGATGAAATGGCGGTTCTTGGTCGGAGCCTTCACGCGGTTGACCACCACCTTGTTGAAGCGAGGATCCGCCGCGAGGGGGATGCGCCAGGTGATGTTGTCTTCGAAGCCGCGCGCTCCTGCCATGTGCACCAGCGACAACTGGTCCTCGTAGTTGTCCATGGCGCTTTGCAGCAAAGGCTTGGCCAGGCGGTAGATATCGACGGGGCTGCGCACCTCGTCCATCACGCCGCCCAGGTCCAGCGGGAAGCGGGCCTGGTTCACGCGCAGACGGTCTTCGGACAGGCTCACGCCCTCGCCGCGACCGGCAGCGTACTCGCCGCCCATGATGGGGATGCCGCCAACCGGGTTGACGAAGTTGAACTTCAGCTCGTCGCCCTTGCCCTTGCCCAGGTCCATGGTCTGGACGATGGGCATGGTATTGCTCGTCTGATTGGCAATCGAGCTGGCGGCAGCATCGATCTTCGGGAACTTGCCCGTAAGACGGTTGATGTTGGAATGGCGCTTCTGCGTTGCAGTGAAAACGCCCATGGCCTGCTGGACAAGCTTTTGCTTGTCGCTGGCCGACATTGCGGTTTTGGTCATGTCAGTCCTCGCTCAGTTCAGGTTTTTCGGCTCAGGAACGCTTCGCGCTGTTCTTCCGTGAGGTCGTTCATCGCGTTGAAGAGCTCCACGCCTTGGAGCGAATCCAGCCGTTCGAACAGTGACCCGCCACCCGGACGGCCACCCGGGATGTCCGAGAGGCTGTGAGGCACGGGCACTTCGAGGGCCGCCAGCTTTTCCTTGGCAGCGTTGGCCGGGTCGTTCGGAGGATCCTTTGAAGCGGGCGCGGCGGAAGCGGCAGCTGCGGCCTTGTAGTCCTTGAAGAGCTCGATCACCTGCTCGGTGGTGCCGCCGTCCAGCACGCCGCGAGCGGCGCTTTGCGCGTAGCTGGGCATGGCCTTGAGCCACGCGTCAAACTCCGCGCTCTGGGCGATGGAATCCACGTCGGGGTGTGCCGTGTAGATGGCGTTCGTGTGCACTTCATGGGCCGAGGCATGGCGGTGCTGACGCAGCGGAGCCAGCTCGCGCTCGACTTCTGCCTGCAGTTCCGCCTTCAGCTCTGCCTTGAGCTGCTCGCGGGTGGCCGCGTGCAGCTTCAGCAGACCGGCGCGAAGCCCTTCTTCCGAGTAGTCGCCGAACAGCTCCGGATCCGCGCCGGCCTCGATGGCCGCGCCTGCCTGCGCTGCCAGCTTGTCCGTCTCGGTCGGTGCCTTGCCATCGGCAGCGCGTTGGCCCGCCTGTGCCTGCAGCTCGGCCAGGGCGGCCTCTGCTGCGGTGGCACGGGCGGTCTCACGCTCGGCCTCAGACTTCCAGCGCTGTTCGCCCTGGCGTGCCTGTTCCAACTTCTCGTAGGGGATGGTGTGCTTGCCGTCTCGGGCCAGCACCACGGCATTCGCCGGGTCTGGCTCGGCCGGCGCAGCTACGCCCCCTGGCTTCGCTACCGCTTCCACAGCGGGTGCAGCAGGAGTGTTTGCCGGATCAGTGGCGGTCGCTGGCGCGCCGCCGGGTTCCTCGGACACAGCCGAGGTATCGCCATGCAACCCAGCGTTGAGCATCTGGGTCAACTGATCGGCCGACAGTTCGCCGCCCGCGCTATCCAAAGAATCCTGATGTGATGTCGTCATGCCTGTCCCGCCACATATCGCCGTGGCCGCATGGGCCAGCAATCCGGAGCAGCGCCTGGGCGCCGCGCCATCTGCTCTTGAATCCGCAGCGCCGAAGCGCCGCAGTCATCGCCACAGCGACATGCGCCATGGCTTGAAAGCAGTGTCAAAAAGCGGGGGAGGAAAGACCAACCCTAGACGGGGCGGGAATGGAAAAGCCGCCCGAAGGCGGCATGGGAATGGCGGCAGGGCGTTACGCGCCGGCGGGTAAGTTGTCGGCATCGGAGGGCGTCTCGATGCCCTGCATGCCGCGCGACGGTTCCTGCGGGATGGGTGGGAATGTGGGGCTGGTGTTCTCGTGCACCTGGCCGATGTCGCCGACCGCGCCCGGCCCGCCCGCCTGCGGCACTGGGCCACCAGGCGCCGCGTCCGGTACCGGAAAGTCAGGATCGTCGCCACCGGGACTGGGCTTTCGATAGCCGGCGCCCTGCATGATGGCGTCGGCAATGGGCGCGATCAGCGGGTTCGCTGCCACCTGGGCCCCGCCCTGCATCGAACTGAAGGCCGATTGCACGCCCTTGAGCACGGCTGCCGCGACGGTGTCTTGGATCTGGGCATCGGTAAGCCGCTCCTTGATGTCCAGTTCGCGGGCCTTGAGGTCGTGGCCGGCTTTGGTCAGGGCCGCCTGCACCTCCTGCTGGATCCGCTGCTCGACCTGCTCCGGGCTCTCCTGGGAGCCGGCCGCGCGCAGGGCCTCGATGATCTCGCGCTTGTACGGCGTGTCCATGAGCGCAACCATGTAGGGCATGGCGGCCTGCTGGAACTGTGGCGGCATTGTCTTGATGACCTCCTGCATCGCATACAGCTGCTGAGAGCGATAGCCGGGCGTGCTGGGCACGTCCTCGAGCTGGACCTTCAGCAGGGTCCGCTGCACGTCGTTGCTCAGGTAGGTGTAGCCGGCCGGGTCGGTCTCGATCTTGTTGAGCACCACCGACCGATCCTCGGTGACGGCATCGCCCTCGATGATCACCGTCTTTTCCTTGGCGCCCAGGTCCTGGACGATCATGGCCAGCAGCATCTCGCCCATGAGGGTGCGCGCGCGCCGGAAGTTGCCCATGATCTCGCCCAGCGCCTGGTTGGCCTGCTCCAGCTGAGTGCGCTCCTGCAGGCCGCTGGTCGCATTGCCGCGCTGGCCCGTGAAGGCCGCCGGCGCCGCGGACAGCTGCTCGAAGACCGCGCGGCAGTCGTTCATGAGCTGGTGCTGCTGATCGGTGAGCTGAACATCCCGCTTCACCTCGAAGCGCGCGCCATCCTTTGCCATGTGCTCCTGGTTCAGCACCACATGGGCGTTGCGGCGGCCGATGGTGCGGCGCAGGACCGCGTCCGGCATATCCGTCGCGCCCTTGGTGTTCTCGACCCGGTAGGCGGACAGCCCCCAGCGCATGAGCGCCGTGCCACTGTTCAAGCTGTCTTGCTGGTAGATCAGCCCGCGCACGTAGCCATAGGGCACGCGCGTGGAATCCTCGCGGAAGCCCCAGAAGATCACGTAAGGGAAATGGCTGTGCGGATATGGCGACGGGCTGTCATGCAGCTTGTGCGGCCCGAGCCAGTAGCTGCGGCGCACCTTGGCCACGATGGCCTTGAAGGCCTTGGTCATGCCCGTGGCTAGGCCGTAGTTGTGGGCCTGGTTACCCGCGTCGTACTCGACCACGCGGCCATCGGGCGACTCGATCAGAACCACCTCGACCCAACGCCGATACCAAAGCTCGGTCAGGCACAACTGCTTGTTGGTGCGGTCGTACCAGCGCGCTTCTTCCACCGTCCAGCCGCGCGCATCCTGGCCCGCATTGGTCAGGCCCGTAGTGCTGCCGCCCTGGTTGGCCAGCCGTCCCGGGTAGCCCTGCTGCCACCAGGTGGCGCCGTTGCGCCCGCAGGACAGTACCAGTTCGCGCGCCTGCGGAAATGCGCGCGCGATGCGCTCGGGGTGCAGCCATTTGTCCCGCTTGAAATACCGCGCGTCGCTGAGATCCCACTCCTCGGCAGTCCAGTCCCAGCGCACCTCGCTGCGGCGCACGACCGCGCATTTGTAGCGGTACTGTGTTGGATCACTCACGCGCTGCACGCCCACGCAGCCAAAGCCCACGGCGGCCTGGGGCCGGAAGGCATCGCTGCAGGCATTGTCTGCATGGGACTCCCGCTCGGCCTCGTTCAGCTCGACGTTGAGTGCGTCGGCCACATCCTTGCTGCCCGTCTGGCCGTTGGCCGTGACGCGCCAGTCCGTGCGCGTGGTCTGCTCGTAGCCCGTGAGCGCACGCAGCGTGGGCCCGATGCGGTCTTCAATGGCCGGCGGAATGCCCTGCTCCTTCATGGCGTTCAGCAGCTCGGTGTCCAGCTGCTTGCCGTCGGCATAGTCCATCTCCTTGTCGGCCGCGATGCGCCATGGCGGCTCCTCGTCCATCTCGCGCAGCCATTCCGTGTATTCGTGGAGCGACACCTCGCCCTCACCCATGCGCAGATCATCATCCCCGGCGTCGAGAGAACCCTCGGATTCGGGCGAGTCCACGTCCATCGTGCTGGTGTTGATCAATTGAGCCTCCAATCGGTCTCTTCGGGTTCTTCGTATTCGTGGCGCTTGCTGCCGGGCTCAGGAATGCCCTGGACAAAGGTCATTGCCACCGCGTCGCCCTTGTCAGGGGAGCGGCCAAGCGCCTTGCGGATGTCGTCCTTGGAAAGCATCTGGATCGCCGCGACCCGGCCCAGGGTCACAACCTTGTAGCGAACGGCTGTCAGGTCGGCCAGCAGCTCGGGGTCCGGCGGCAGCGCAATGGGATTGGGGTTGGTTGGGTCCAGGGCCTCACGCAGCAGCCAGTACATCTCCGCGCGCCGGTTCCGGAATCGCAGATTGCCAGCCATGGTCATGGCGTTGGACGTTTCCGAGCCGTTGACCGCGAGCACCAGCAGATTCAGTCCCACGATGAAATCCAGGGCGCTGGAGCCGATGCCGATGCTGTCCACGCAGATGCACGCACCGTCGCGCACTAGGGGCGTGACAAAGCCCGCAGTGGTCGGGCCGTCCTTGGTGACCGCGCCGGGCACGGTGATCAGTTCATCGAACCAGGCGCCGTGGCGCCGCGCCGCCGAGGTCTTGTCGATGCCGCCGCGCGCCGGGTCCAGGCCCAGGGCCGTCATGCCACCCTTGGCTTCGCGCGGCTTCCACCGGGCCTGCGCCGCCTTCACCCATTCGGTGGGGATCACCTGCCAGGCCGGGTCCGCGCTGCCGGCATTGAAGTCGCCATTCAGCATCTTGCTGCGTAGCGGCTCAGGCAAGGACTGCAGCGTGGCCTTGTAGCCCGTGGACAGCAGGAATAGGTTGTCGTTCACGCTGGAAGGGATGAACGTCCGGCTCTTGGGCGTCATCAGGTCCGGGCCGACCATCACGGGCTCAGGGCCAGGCACCTCCTGGTCCTCGCCCTTCTCATTGGTCACGAACCAGCGCAGTTCGCCCGGCTTTGCCGGGTTCGGGTGCGAAGGCTCCAGCCACGGCGCCCAGAAGCGCTTGACCCACTCGCCTTCGGGCTCGGTGGGCGGATTCCCCGCGCACACCACACGCTGCCGGATGGTCGGGTCATCGGTGCGCAGCCAGCCAATCAGGGACCGGAATTGCAGTTCGGTGAAGTGGGTGATCTCATCGAAGCCTTTGAAGTCGTGCGCGCGGCCCTGGTACTTGATCCAGTCGCCCGGCTCCTTCACGCTGCCCAGCTCCAACACCTTGCCCTGCGGCAGCCGCCAGATCCCGTCCTGGCTGTTGTAGCCATCGCGCGTACCCAGGATCGATGTCATGCGCTCTTCGATGCCGGTGAGCTGCACGGACTGGCGCCGGAAGATGATGCTGTGCTTTTGCTTGGTCAGCGGCAGGCCGAGCAGCAGATCGGTCTTGCCGCCGCCGGCCGCGCCGCCGTAGAAGACGATATCGGCGTCGGATTCGAAGGCCACGGTCTGGGGGCCAGGCTGCGGGACCCAGATCGGCGCATCGCCAGACAGCAGCAGGGAGTCCAGCTCCGCGCGCGTGTCCGCGTCCAGGCCCTTGAGCAGATCCAGGATGTCGGCTGTGGTCAGCGCGGGCGTGGTCATTTCTCACCCCGCTTCGCCGCGAGCGTGGCCAGCAGCATGGCCGCGCCTGGCCCGCCGTTGAGCAGTGCCGCCAGCCGCACAGCCCGCTCTGCATCGGTCATCTGCTTGAGCATGAAGGGATCGCTCTTCTGCTCGTTGTCCTTCTCGTAGAGGCCGGTGTGCTTGAACAGCTTCTCCAGGATGGCCACCTTGTCATGGAACATGACCTCGATGCCGTACTTGCCTTCCTTGGCGCCGGCATACAGCGCACGCGCGGGCGTGCTGAGCCTGCGAGTGTCCTTCGTCACCACGCGCGAATGGCCATCGCCACCGCACTGCGGGCAGTCTGGGCTGGGCTCCAGCAGAGGGTTGAAGCCAATGCCGCCCTGCTCATCGAAGTCTGCCGGCGCATTGCCCTTCACGGCCCAGAGCTCACGGTCAGCATTCATCTCGCCCACCGTGCGCTGGTAACGGTTGCCCTCGCCAAAGCAGTGGCGGCAGCAGCCGGTCTTGACCTCAACCAGCTCACGGGGATCAGCAACCAGGATGTTCAGGGCCTCGGTGAGCACGCGGTCAGCACTGACCTGGGTGCGCTCCTGCTGCTGCTTCCGTGCCTCTGCGATTGCCGCCTGCAGGTAAGGTTTTGCTAGGTTTTCAGTAGCAATCTGTTTGGCCGTGTGAACGCTATAGCCGGCGCGGATGGCGGCCTGGGCACCGTTGAGGTCAACGAGGTACTCCTCCACGAAGCGCTGCTGCTTCGGAGTCAGAGTCTGGGCATCTGCAGCGTTGGCCTGCAATGCCTTGCGTACAGGCTTCTTGGCCGCTGGACGCTTCGCAGGAACGGCAGAGCCTGCGGCCTTCTTCACGGCTGCAGGCTTCTTGGGGACTGGTTTCTTTTGAGGCTCGGACTTGCCGGCAGGACGTTGGGCCATGACTGGGAGTGTTCCCGCACGACCTGAGGACGTCGAACCCTAGACGGGTCCGGACATCATGTCTGCTATAGAAACATGCGTGCCTGAGACTTATCGCTTCTTAGTGAGTCGATTCGGTCAAGAAGACCAATCTTCTCATCAGCCTTCTTCTTAGCATGATCAGACATGAAGGCAACCAGTTCCTCTAGCTCCTCAACGGTGCCCACCTTGTGGAACGTTTTAGACTTGTTCACAAACACAACGGATTTCTTGTCACGCAGCAATAATTCAATGACATTGCTAAGAGTCCCGGTGCTCTTCGAGTCCCAGATCATTAGCCCATAGTCGGCAACTTCAGCCATCCTCAAATCTTTAGCTGTAAAAAATGCACGCGATCCCTCGCTGTGAGGTGTGACAACAGCTTCAACGGGCCAATCTCCAACATTGTTGCGAGGCACAGGGCCACTGCAAAAAATTGTAGCCCTACATCCTCCGTGATTTAACATATGCCACTGCACAGAGGTGTCCACGCCATCCGCATCACCGACCAACACTTCGAAGTCTTGGTCTATGATGTTATCGATTCGCTTCTTAACTTCCGGATCGAGATTTTTGATGTTCATTGAACCGGCGATAAAAACTTTGGTACTCATCGATGCTATTTCCAAGTTAGGGCAGCAACGTAGATTTTATTGACTTTTTCATACCCTCGGAGCGCTGCGCATGCTGTCTCCATCGAAGCACCCGAGTCATACAGATCGTCCACCAGCAGCACGTCCCAACGTCCCTCGTTGGTGATGTGATGCACAACAGAAAGGCGCTGCGTCAGCGCATCAAGCTTCTCCTGTTTCGTCTGCAAATCCTTCAGTGAAGGTCCTCCAGGCGTCTTCGCAAGTGATTCAAATACAGGTTTTTGAACCAACATGCCCAACGCACGTGCGACCTCCGTAACAGGTTGGCGATCTCGCACTTTCGACGCAGGCATCGGAACAATGAAGCCAACACTGCTGATTTTCGGAAGAATGTTTACTGCCAGCGCTTGAGCAAGGACTGGCACCTGAGCCCAGTCCGAACGATATTTCAACTGGAAAGATGCTTCCCCTACTTCGGAGCGTTGGGTATCAAACTGAGGGTGGCCCCATTCGTTATCTCCAACATACGTACTAGAGAGGACATGCTTATCAAGCGCCCAGCCAGCATCCCAGTCGCCGTGGATTTCTTTCAAGTTCACCTGCATAGCACCACCTTTTCCAAAGAGTTAAGCGATTACACATCGTAACACCTTCAGCCAAATACTTCCAAGATGAACTTGAACGAAGATTGGGGAATCAGCTTTAACTAAATAGATCACCTCAAAACAAATAAAGGCAGCAGTCAATTCGATAAAACCCTATGCACTAAAATTTGACATCAATCAATGAGATTCTGACCAATTCTCTGCTGATAGCAACTGGCATCAACAACTCCCGATGATCTACGCCAGGTCTCAGGAGCCCATCTCAAGAATGAGGTCTGCTTGTCGACTGTCCGCGCGTCTCAACGACTTCAGTGCCTTCACTTCTCGCTCCAACTCCCGCCGCTTCGCTAATTCGTCCAGCAGTTGATCCTGAAGTTCCGTAACGCGCGCGAGAGCCGTATGCTCCAGAGCTACGCCTGCCAGCCCTTGACCGAGGCGAGCGGCTTCAGGGCGGATTAGATGCAACACATGCTCCCCGATCTCCACCATCGTGCGTCCGTCGTTGAGGTGCACGATGACCACATCCCGCGCCGGCCCGTGCTGGTGCACCGGGCGATAGCACTGCTTCACTGCCGCAATCATCCCCTCGCCGCGCAATACCTTGATGCGGTCATCTACTGTGGTGAGATTCAGCCCCGTCATCTTGTGGATGCGGTCGCGCGTGGGCTCTTCGCCAGCGTCATGCAACTGGCGGATCGCCTCGTAGACCTGCGTCAGCGTGGGCACGGCCTCGACCGCGCCCGTGTCCGGATTGCCGCCGGCTGTCTTGTGGATGGTGCTGGTGGTGGCTTGGTTCATGCGTTTTCACTCCAGAGGGGAAGTCGTGCTGGCCATTGGCCGGATTCGAGAATCGTGTGGCGGGTGATGCGACCCCATTCGAGGCCATAGTCCCGATGGGCTTCGCGGCCGCCGTCAACAAGGCGGTATTGGTCGTATGCGACGTGGCAACCCTCGATGTCGGGGCGCGTGCAGCAAAGCGGGAATCCTGTGCGGTCATCTGTCTTGAGCGCGAAGCCCTTGCCGAGGTTCAGGTGCGCGTGCTGGGAGAACCCGCAGATGCCGCACCAGATGCACGGCAGCGCGGCCACGGCGCGGCGGTAGGCCTCACATTCGAGGATTTCCGTCTTGGGCACGACTAGGCCTGTGCTGGCCGCACCCATCACAACGATGCTTGTGCACGCCATGCCGGCCGTGGCGCGGGCACTGTCCATCGCCCGGGCCGCGCGTTGCGCCAAGCGTTCCTCGCGGTCCTGCACAGGCTCGGCGGCTGCGCGGCGGCCGAAGCCGCGACTGGGCCAGGTGCTCCGGTTCTGGATCATCGGATGTCACCCTCCAGCCCCACATCCACCAGGAAGCCGTGGTCGCCCATCACGCACACACGCGTGGGGCCGTACTGCTCCAGGCGGCAGCAACGGTTTTCCGACCAGACGGAGAAGCGGTAGCGGCCCAGGGCATCGGGGCCGTCGATGCGCTCGCGCATTGCGGCGCCGCGCCACAGGGGCGGGTGTTGGGGCATGGCGCGCACGGTGCCGCGCTGGCCACGGCGCGGAAGGTCTGGGCGGAAATCAAGCATGGGCACCGCCCTCCCCTGCGCTGGCATCGAAGTCCTGCACCTCCAGGCCCAGCACGCGCGCCACAAAGCTCTCCAACCGGGCACCGCGCGACTGCTTCCAGCCCGGCAGCCGGTGCACGGCATCGCAGGTGCACAGCTGCGGCAGCGCCAAACGCATGTAGCCGGCCCAGCTGCCGCACGCTGGCGCGGGGTTCTCGGCCGGGTTCTCGACGTGGTGGCCCTGGGCGCGCAGCGTGGCGGCGGCTCGGTTGAAGGCCGGGTAGTTGAAGTCGGGCAGGCCTGTCATCGGACCGGCGATGTAGATGCGCTTCATGGCCGGGCCCTCCGAAAGGACCACGCGATCATTGCGGCGTCACGCTGGTGCTGATTGCTGCGGCCGGCCCAGCCGGTCAGGCGGCTGAAGGTGGCGGCATCGATCTTGGCGCCGTGGGCACTGCCGGCCTTCGCGCTGGGCGGCATGCCGAAGCAGGCAATGCCGAGGCTGGCGCACAGGGTTTCGATCAGCACGCACCATGCATCGATCTCGCCCACATTGCGCGCCATCTTGGCCCGCGCCGCCGCGCTGCCCTGGCCGGTCCAGGTCTTCCGTGCCTTGCGGCTGTCCTCGAAGATCACCAGCGTGGGTGTCCTGCCCTGCAGCGTCTGCAGGATCTGCGCCGGCGCAATTTCTTCCAGCGCCTGCAGCTGACCATCAACGATCCAGGCCAGGCCGGTGTGCTTGCCCGGGTCCATGCCCAGCACCGTGATCGGGCCCTGATGCCCAACCGGCACCGTCACGCGCGGGGCGGCGGGCGCCACGCGAGCGCCTTCAGCTGCTGCACCACCTGCTGCTCGATGTCCACGAACAGCCGGGACTCGTCCCTGTCCAATTCCCTGGCCCTGGCCTTGACGTACTCCCACCACCCGGGTTGCTGGGCCAGCTTGACGAGGTGAGCCACGGCTACCCCGCTGAGATTGATTTGGTGTTGCTGCCATTGATGTTCAGACGACGATGAATTCATGGGTGTCGCTGCCGTGGCTGTTGACCAGCAGCTCGCGCAGACGGCGTTCGGTGGCGCGGTGCGCGCGGATGAAGGTGCGGGCCGGGATCACCTCCAGCACCTGGCCGTAGGCCTCGCCGAACTCGACCAGGTGGCCCAGCTGCACAGCGTTCAGGCGCATCTCCTGGCCATGGCCGTGCTTGCGGCCCAGGTCCACGACAGCCGCCACAGCATCGGCAAACAGGCTCTGGGCCTCGGGCTCGGTGAAGACGCCCATGCCCAGCAGCGTTTCGGATAGGTTCGCGGCGTCGGCCAGGTCGCGCCAGTGCTGCACCGTCGGAACGGCGTAGCCCACGGCATGCACAGCGGCCAGGACTGCAGCAGCCATGGGTTCGCGCTTGCGCTGGTGCAGCGGCTGCCGCTCGCTGGCCGACAGCTCCTGTGCGAGCGTGTAGGCATAGGGCAGCGCCAGGTAGGCGCGGGTAGCGGCCGGATGGATGGCGCTCATGGCTGGCTCCCCTGCTGGTGCTGCGCCACGGCGGCAGCAGCGCGGCGCTTGGCCTGCCCCACGCGCATCCGGTCTGCGCGGGCCTGAACCTGCACGGGCGTGAAGCGCGAGGCCTTGAGCGCAAATGCTTCGCGCAGGGTGGCCAGCTGGGCCAGCACCTCGCGCTTCGGGCCGGTGGGCACCGAGTCCGGAGCCGGCAGCGCCAGGGCTGCGCGCGGGGCCGGCAGCTGCAGCTGCTCGCGCAGGTCGTCGGTCAGGCCCTCCAGCCCGCCGGGCAGCCGGCCCGCCGTAATGGCTTCCTGCACGGCGCGCGTGCGGGCTTCGGGGTCGTGCCCCAGGCTGACCTGGACCACGGGGCGACGGCGCAGCGCGCGGGCCTCGCCAGTGATCCGGCCATAGGCCTCGATGAAGGCCTGCCGTGCGCCGAACTTGTCGCCGGCACTGAGCAGCGGCGCGGCCACGGCCCAGGCCTGGGCAATCTCGTCGGTCCACACCACGGTGGCCTGCTGGTCGGCGCTGGTCAGTGCCAGGCCATAGGCCTCGGCGGGCAGCATGCGGCCCATGGCGTGGTCCACGTACTGCAGCACAGTGCCGGTCAGGATCGGGCCGCGGTGCTCGGCGCGGATGCGGGCCAGGGCCAGACGCAGCACCGGTTTCTCGATGTGGGCCAGGTCTTCAGCCAACAGCAGGAGCGCAGCAGGCCGGACCTGCTGGCCGCTCAGCTCCATGGTGGCGCCCAGCTCCTCGAGCAACCAGTCGGTGTCCAGGTCGTCACGCATTGCCACCCTCCCCGCTTCCCCGGCCGCCACGCTGGCGCAGCAGCCGCTTGGCCTCCTCGATGGCGTCGAAGTTGGCGCTCGTCTTGTCGGCTGCCTGCGCTGCCGTGCCGGTCACGGCCTGGCCGCGGGCCCATTGGGTGCGGAAGCTCTCGGCCTGGTTCACCAGCACGCCGACACCATGGGAGTTCTTCACCACGAAAGCCTCGTTCACGCTGGCCACGTACCAAGCCGCCACCAGCGGTGCCTCCTCGAAGCCCAGGCGCTTGACCAGCGTCTTCACGTTGGCGTTCACCACCTGGTTGCGCACCGGCTTGACGCCATACCGCTGCTCGTAGGCCAGGCTGTAGGCCGCCCAGGTGAGCTTGCAGGCTGCCTGCAGGGCTGTCTCGCCGTCGTCTGGATCACCGCCAGCCCCATCGCGGGCCGACGGCGCAGCCGGCGGGAATGATTCGTTGGCGGTTCCTTTACGGTTCCTATTACGGTTCAATGATGATTTGGGTGCGCCATCTGCACCCCTGGGGTGCGCCATCTGCGGGGGTTGAGGTGCGCCATTTGCACCCCCTGGTGCGCCATCTGCGGGGAGTGGTGCGCCCTCTGCACCCGGTGCGCCATTTGCGGGGGGTGCGCCATTTGCACCCGGTGCGGCATCTGCACCCGTGCCTCGCTTACGCTTCGCGGGCGCTGCAGCCGGGTTGAAGTTGGCCGGCGTGATGGTGTAGCTGGTGCTCGAGTTGATGCGGTACTCACGGAACACCACACCCACGGTCTGCAGCCATGCGATGGCATCCTGCACAGCGCGCTCGGACAGACAGGTGCGCCGAGCAATGGTCGCCACGCCGGGCCAGCACACGCCGTCATCGTTGGCCTGGTCGGCCAGGGAAATCAGCACCGCCTTCTGCGCCGGGGACATGGCCAGCGGCCAGCAGGCCGCCATGATCATCGTGCTCATTGCTGCACGCCCTCCTGCGCCAGGCGGGCCTGGTGCTGGCCCCACAGGCCGGCAATCCACGTCACGCCCTTGCTCGTGAACTTGGCCTGCGTGTAGGCGTGGTCGCTGTGCTGGGCATGCCCGGCCTTGACCACGAAGCGGCCGGCGGCCATGTGCGGCGCCGCCGGGGTCAGCCGCCCGCCCAGGTGGTACATGACCTTCTGGTCCAGCAGGAACTCGCGGAAGCGCTCCTCGTTCGCGCGCAGCAGCTTGCAGACCTGGCGGAAGCCCATTGCCCCGGTCTCGGCAGAAGCGAAGCGGTCCACGAACTCAACCTTGGGCGCGGCCAGGGCCAGCGCGGCCTGCTGCTGCTCGATCTGCTCGGCTTGTTCAGCGGCCAGGCGCAGCGCCTGAGACATCGTGCGCGGCACCGCTGGAGCGGCCTGGGCCTCCAGCTCCTGCCAGCGCTTCACCACCTTCATGCGCGCCACGGCGTCGTAGCCCAGCAGCAGGGTCAGGCAGGTGTCGCGGTCCAGTTCGTACTGCGGGTAGCGCTGGCCGTTGGCACCCGCGTAAGTCGTTGTTTCGCAAACAGGCTTCAAATCTGAAGCCTGCAGGTCGTCCAGCAACGTGCGGATGTCGCGCATCACGTTGCCGTGGTCGCGGCCCGTCAGCTCGGCGATTTCGCGGCTGCTCATGGTCAGCACGGCGGCGGAAATTGCAGTGATCGCGTTCATCGGGCAGACCCTCCGAATTCGGGGGCCCCAAAGGGTCCTATGAGCGATTGCAGTCGGCTGGCAGACTGCTCCTCATGCATCAACTTCTCAGCCACCATCTGCCGATAGCTGCGCTCCCAGGTCATCACGTAGATGGCATCGCGCAGCACCGTGGAGGTGTCCGTTCCCTTCAGCACGCAGTTGCGGCGGAACTGCTCGGCAGTGGACTCGTCCACCTTGGTCTTGAGCTGGATGTCCAGCTTGCCCAGCGGGCCGGCAACGCCGCGCGCGAACATGGGCGCGCCAGCTTCTTCATCCAGTTGGTCTTGCACATGAGCCAGCACGCGCTCAACCTGCTCGGCATCAAGCACGGCCAGCGCCGCCTGGATCGCCTTCACGGCAGCCGCTTCAGCCCGGCTCAGCTTTTCGTGGGTGTCACGCATGCGGGACTACTCCTGGGGTTGATTCTGGGAAAAGGTGCCCGCCGCCTCCCGGGGCAGAATGGAAGTTCCTACACAACCATTCCCAGGAGGGGCGGACATGAACGAAGAGACATTGCGCAAAGCGCTTGTTGCACTGGAGTGCGATGCGCAGATCACGCGGATCCTTTTGGAGCAACTGATCGCGCAAGCACCAGCGCCAGAACTGCTATTGCAGAACTTCCGAGCAGCCATCGAATCGATGACGACCTCGGCGCCTTCGGACATAGATCCGGAGCAGGTAGTGGAGCTACGGGCTCGCGCGGCGCAGACGGAGCTGCTCGTGCGACAAACGCTGCTTGCCTCCAGCGCAGGGAAGCGAGGGAATCAGTAGTCCCTGGCAGCACGTCATCTGTACGCGCCATGGCTGCCACGGATTGCAGGTGGGCCTTGCGGATGGCGTCCGGCACAGCCTGCTCACGGCCTTCCTGTTCCGCGGTGCGCCCCTCGACATTGACGCCATCTGCCGTGACGAAGGACTCCCCAGGTCGAAGGGTGATCGCGCGGCTACGCATGGCCTTGCTCCTGGGCGGCAGGCTGCGCAAGCTCGGGCCAGATGTCCTGCCAGTCGTTGGGGCGGAGGTCACGGCGGGAGACAGTCCCACTGGACAGCGCTTCGATCCTGGGGCTAAGCGCCTTCGGAACCGGACGCCGCCTCTTGATCCACTGGTTCACAGTGGGCGGGGATACCTGTAAGGCGCGAGCCAGGGCAGCTTGGCTGCCGACAAGATCGACAACCGCCTGCACCGCAAGTCCGGGGTGTAAGTACGTCATACCCCATGATAAGGCTCTGCCTAATTTTGATCAATAGGCATTGCCTACGCACACTCACACATGGAACATTAGGCAATGCTTACTGGTGAAAAATTAGGCCAAGCCATCGCTGAAGCCATCGAACTGAAGGGCGTCTCCAAGAAGGAGGTGGCCGAGCACTTTGAGGTAAGGCCTCCGTCCATCCAAGACTGGGTGAATCGTGGAACCATCAGCAAGGACAAGCTCCCAAAACTCTGGAGCTACTTCGCAGACGTAGTCCAGCCAGCGCACTGGGGGCTGCCCGATTACCCGCCAGGGACTACCGCCGAGACATCCAAGCAAGGGGAGAACGTGATCCAGGTCATCGATGACACCCCGCCGCCCGGCTACGTACGCCTACAGCATCTCTCGGTCCGGCCGTCGATGGGTCCTGGCTCGCACATGGACGAGGCCGTGCAGATCGTCCGGCATCTCGATGTCTTGGAAAGTTGGGTCCGCAAGAAGATCGGGACCGTCAATCCCGAGCGCATCAAGATCATGACGGGCAACGGCCACAGCATGAAACCAACGATTCAAGATGAAGACCTGGTGTTTGTGGATATGGGGCAGAGGACCATTGACGCACAGGGTATTTACGTCATCGATGTTTACAACCGCCTCTTGTTGAAGAAAGCACTAATACTGTCTGACGGCACACTGGTCCTTCGCAGCGACAACATCGTGGACTATCCCGACGAAGAGCGAATTGATCTTCGCAAGGCATCTGAGTGCATCAACATTGCCGGCAAGGTGTTGGCGTGGTGGACTATGAAGCATTGAATGCCAACGCCCCAGCCTGAGACCCGAGCCCGCCATGAGCGGGCTTTTTCATGACCGCTGGCTGGCGAGCTACGCGCCATGCAACAAATTACTGTACACGCATACAGTTGTCATGCATACTTTAACTGTGTTTTTAACCAGCACCAAGGATGCACATGACCACTTCCGCCCTCACCTCGTTCCGAGTCACTCTTCAAGACTGCATCGGCATCGAGCACGACATCAAGGCCAAGGCCGAAGCCCGCTTCGCCAAGGTGATTGAACGCAGCTTCCCCAGCCAAGAGGCCATGACCCGGGCCTACAAGCTCTTCAACGATGCGGCCGAGGGCGGCGTAATCGGGAAGGCCAACGAGGCAATGGCGCTTTCCTGGCAGAAGGCCTATGAGGCGGCCCAACAAGCCGGACTTCAGGGGATAGCCGTGGAAGAGGCCTACTTCGAAGTCCGCCTTCACTGAGCGCAAAGGCAGCGCATAGAAATTAATAAGGCAACGCCTATTGCAGAAAATTAGGCATCGCCTTATCATCGCCTTCAACGTACCTAGCCACCGCACATGCGGACCGGCCGGGAAGTTGGGCACCACGGCATCGACCGAGCAAGCCCCGGTCTTTCACAAGTCGCACGCCGATGTTGCTTGCCCCACCCGAGGGGCATTCGTCCGGCGAAATGGCGCTCCTGGGCATGGGCCAGGTCAGCGCGCCGCGTCTCCGCGCGGTTGCCAGTCCGTCAAAGCACGGTTCACGGCATAGGGAAGGAACTGCGGGCGGGATGCCCTGTAGAGAGTAGGCGGGAGGCTGTGAAGGGTGCGCGCCAGCGCATTTGGAGCCGACGATGGAACACCGCCCTGGCATGCCGGTGACGAACGCAGTGAGATGACACCACGGAGCAAATAAACGGTGCGGCATGTTGATGCCGCGCAGCTGCTACCAGATGCAGCACGCCCTCCCCGAGCGCATCGGGGCGAAACAAAAGAGGCTTCTCGATGCGGGAGGCCTTTTCTGTTTCCACCACCACCACAGGAGAGACCACCGTGAACCATTCCAATTCCCTCGCTCATCTCGGCAGCGGCCCCACCGTGCTGCAGCGTGCCGCCGAATCGGTTGCCCGTGGCGCAGCATATGAAAGCGCCCAAATTGCCCCGGCCCCGCAGAGCCAAGTCGAAGCCGCGCTCAGCAACATCGATGCAGGCATGGAGGACTTGCAGAACACCATCAGGCGCATTTCCGGCCGGTTGGAGCCTGTGCTGTCGGCGGCCGGCGTCTCTGCCGAGGGCAGTGCGCACGAAGCCGAGCCTGCATCCCCCACTCCTCTGGTGCGCCGACTCAACGAGCTCGCCACTCAGTTGCGAAAGGACCGCGCAGCCCTGCAGGACCTGGAGCGGCGCCTCGCGCTGTGAGTTTCGGCCTCGGCGCGGAGCCGGGGCCATCACAGATAGGGAATGCGCGGGCGACGCGCGGGGAATGGAAGCAACCGGAGCGACAGACTTCCTAGGCCGTACCCGCGAGGGCCATGCGGCTGCCATGAAAAACAGCGCTCGCTTCTGTGCCGGGATCGCGTCCGGCACCTATCTGTGATGGCCAATCGTGACAGGCATTTGCCCGCCTGCAAGCAGTGAGAGTCTTGCCACCGTCGAGTTGAGAATAAGCCCGGGCGAACAGGCCTGGCCATCTTCATTTCCGGCTGCGATACGATGCCCGCCATACCAATCACAACAAGAGAGGGCATTCAATGCTGAGACTCATTATTTACGTGCTGCTCGCGGCGGCCGCCTGGAAGGCATACACGACGTATCAGGCCAAGACCGGAGGGCCGGTCCCGGCTCTGCTTCTCAATGAGCCTCGCCCTCGCGACATCGATGTCGGCAGCACCACTTCAAGCGCTCCTAAATACACCTGTGACGGTCGCACGCACTGCTCGCAGATGACCTCGTGCGAAGAGGCGAAGTTCTTCCTGCGCAACTGCCCCAACACCAAGATGGATGGAGATGGAGATGGCATTCCGTGCGAGCGTCAGCTCTGCAACTGATCCCTACCTCCTTTTACCTCCTGTTCATGTTCCGCTGAATATGAGCAAGGCATACTGACCTCAACAGTTTCGCGCCGAGCCTGGGCTTCCTCCTCCCTCCCTCTCAACTTCCCAGGCACGCCTTTCAAGGCATCGGCACTTTCCAGCCAGGCCCTGCAGCTTCACCAGTTGCAGGGCCTTTTTGTTTCGTGGGGCCGCTCTCGCGGCATTGGCCCGCCCTGCAGCAATGTGGGGCGGGCACTTTTTTGGAATCCACCATGAGAACCAGATTCACCCGTCTGCGCGGCGAACGCAATGCCGCCGCCTATGAGCCGCGCTCTCTTGCCGAATGGAAAGAAGAAGAGCGCCTGTTGGCAGAGGCTGCAGCCCAGCGCCGACAGCAGCAAGCCACCAACCCCACGAACCCGCCGCCCGGCGGGTTTGCTGTTCCTGGAGTGCCCAAATGCAACGAGTGATCCCCTCCGAGCCCTTCAATCCCGATCCCGATGCGCGCTTTCTGCGCCAAGCGTCTCGCCCTGGTCCTGTAGTCGAGCCGGGCCCGGCGCCCCCGCCCGGCGGCTGGCTGCTCCTGTGCCTGGTCCTGCTTGTGGCTCTGGCGCTCAGCGCGTGCGCAGATGCCGGCGCGGCTCAGGAGCCGGTGGCCAGCGCAGCGGACGTGCAGCGCGCGCACAGCGCCGCCCAGGCCTGTCCGCCCGGCCATGCCGTGGTCTGGAACGGGCCGCAATCCATGGAATGCCTGCGCGAGCTGCCATGACCAAACTCCTCGGCTTTTTCCTCTGGTCGGCCTACTCGGCCTTCTGCATTGCTGCTGCGGTCGCCATTTCCGGAGCACCCCTTTTCTGAACCTGGAGCACCAGCTCATGAGCCAATCCACAGACCCCATCGAAGGCGTGCGCGTCACCCACGAGATCACGTCCAACCACCACGCCCATGCAATGACGCACGTGGCCGAGCCGATCATCGAAATCCTGAGCGCCTACGGCCAGCGCAACGGCAACACGTTTGCCCTGTATGGCGGCCTGTATGCCATGGGCTGCGCCCTGGCCAGCATCGGCGCGAACCTGGAGCCCGGCGTGGATCTGCGTCAGCAGCTCGAACCGATGCTCGCCGGCTACCAGGCGATGCGCGAGTCCCAGGTCAAGGCACAGGCCCACTGATCGCCATGTCGAACACCGAGAAGCTCAACCTCACGCAGATCTGCGCCAAGTTCTCTCCCTGGCTGCAGCTCAACGCGGCGAATCTCGCGGCCCTGGGCGTGCCCATCGAGAAGGTTCAAAGCGCGGTGCTGATGAATGCCCGCGACCTGCCACGCCTGGCCGACGCTCTGATCGACCGGCTCTACGCCAAGCGCGAGGAATTCCTGGCCGGGCCCGCGCCGCGCGTGCCTGCGATCCCTGCGCCCGCCATCCAGCACCTGCCGGCCGACGACACCGAGGGCGGCGCGATTTAGCCGCCCTTCCCCTGCTCTCCCACAACGCCCACCACCTGGTGGGCATTTTTTTGCTTTAACCAGACAGGAGCATCCCGTGAGCAAGCTCATCAATCCCACCCTCAAGGCCAAACGCCAGGCCTTTGCCGACTTCCTGGCCAACAGCGCGCCATTCCTCGGCGAGGAGGCCACCGAGGCACTGAACGATCTGGTGCACGCCACCACGGAAACGGGCAAAGCCGGCTCGCTGACCCTGACGATCAAGATGAAACCCATCGGCGGCAAGGCCGGCCAGATGGAGCTGGACACCGATGTGAAGACCAAGCTGCCCGCGCCCACCAAGGGTCGGACCATCCTCTTCACAACCCCCGACAACAACCTGCAGCGCAGCGATCCACGCCAGCAAACGCTGGATGGCGTGCGCGACGTGTCGCAGGAATCCATTGCCCAGAAGGAGCTGCGCCAAACCGCCGCAGCCCCTGAGCAGCAGCCCGGCCTGCGCGTCGTCGGCTGACTCCCATTCCCTCAACCCAGTCCCTCAAGGAGAACCCCGTGGACCTGCAAGACACCAAGACCGAAACCGCCAGCCGTGAAATCCAGGCAGCCAGCCATCAAGCCGTACGCTTCGTCGGAGCCGGCGCACCCATCGTGCTGCTCCCCGAAGGCTTCACCGCTGAAGACCTGAGCCACACGCTCGCGGCTCCGACCCGCAAGAAGGGCACGGTGCAGTTGAACGATGCCGAATCGTTCATCGCCGTGGTCAACGACCAGAAGGGTGAATCCACTCGTCTGTTCAGCACCATCGACCCGCCCACCTTCACTGCCGTGTTCAACCACATCGCGCTCGGCACTGGCTGGGGCGATCACCAGGCCCGGTACAACGCCCCGCTTGCACCCGAGTGGAAGGCCTGGACCGGCATGGATGGCAAGAAGGTCGGCCAGGTCGATCTGGCCCAATTCATCGAGAGCAACCTGGTTGATGTCGTGTTCATCGCTGCTGACCCAGCCTCGCGTGAACCCGGCAGCCCGGACGGCTCTACGCTGCTGGAGGTGTGCCGCACGCTGGAGGCCAAGAAGAAGGTGGACTTCAAGAGCAGCGTGCGCCTGTCGGACGGCTCGACCCAGTTCACCTATGACGAAGACGTGCAGGGCAGCGCGCGCCAGGGCCAGCTGCAGGTTCCCGAGCAGTTCAGCCTGGGCATTCCTGTCTTCGAGAACGGCGACAAGTGGCGTGTGGATGTGCGCTTCCGCTACCGCATCGACGGCGGCAACCTCGTTATGTGGTTGGAGCTGGTCCGTCCGCACAAGGTGATCGAGCAGGCCGTGAAGGACCTGCGCGAAAAGATCGCCGCCGCCACCGAGCTGCAGATCCTCAACGGCGCGCCGAACACCGCGCGCAACTGATCGCGGGGGCGCCTATCTTGGGCGCCCTTTGCGAACTCCCCCGCCATGGCCACACCACCTGAAAAGGTCTGCACCACCTGCGGCGAGCCCTGGCCCGCCGATGTGGGCTTCTTCCGCGCACTGGTCAAAAGCCCCGACGGGCTGGCCGACCAGTGCAACGCCTGCGTGTGTGACAAGTACCGCCGCTATCGCAAGCGCAATCACTCCCGCCCGCGTATCACCGACACGCTCGCCAGCATCTGGATGCAGCACCCGGTAGCCACGGCCTCAACAGCATGAACCAAGACACCGAGCACCAACCCACGCGCGCCGAGCGCGATCTGCCAGCCGCGCGCCGCGCCGCCGAACGTGCCCGCGCCCTGTGGTGGGACGAGCAAAAGCCCACGCACTGCTTCGGCTGCGGCGCCGAGCTGCCCGAAGACCACAGCCGCGGCGATGCCCTGCCCTGCGGCCACTAATCACCATCCAAGAAAGGAAACCCGATGTCCGAATACCAGAACCTGCTGGCCCGCAAGGCCGAACTCGACGCCCAGATCGCAGCTGCTCAGGCTGAAGCCAAGGCGAAGGCTGTAACCGAAGCCCGCGCGCTGATCCAGGAGCACGGCCTGACCGCTGCCGATGTCTTCCCAGCCGCGAAGGCCAAGGGCAGCGTGGGCGCCCCGAAGTACCGAGACCCCGCCACCGGGGCGACCTGGACCGGCCGGGGCAAGCCGCCGAACTGGATCAACGGCAAGGACCGCGCGCCCTTCCAGATCAAGCCCGCCTGACAGAGGCATGAGCACAGCGCGTGCAGCGCGCGCTGTCCTCATGGGCTCAGTCTTTCATGATGTTTGCTGTCGTGATATCCATTTGTCTATTGCATGAAAGCCCAATTCAAATGCTTCATGCTGAGATCGTCCTTGAATATCTTGTGTATCGATTTTTATTGTCTCGCCTTTGCCCTTCTGTATATATGCATGCACAGGAAATCTGTCATGTACTACGTCATACCCTGAAACTACCCTGAGAGAGTAGTCGAGATAATGACCAGTCGTGACCAATCTCGGTCCGGTCTCAATTAGTGCGGGATGAAATTTTTCAACGTAATTTGCCATAAAGCCTCCAGAGAAAAATTAATGGTACGCAAATGAGCCGCGAGAAAGAATTGATTTAATGTGAGATATTGAAACATGAACATCATCGAATTCGGCGACTGCCGAGACACCATGCGCGCCTGGGCGGCCCAGGGCGTCCGAGCCCAGATGTGCGTCACGTCGCCGCCCTACTTCGGCCTGCGCGACTACGGGCACGCCGGCCAGTTGGGTCTGGAGCAGACGCCAGATCAGTACATCGCGGCCATGGTCGAGGTGTTCCGCTGTGTGCGCGACGTGCTGGCCGACGATGGCACGCTGTGGCTCAACATCGGGGACAGCTATGCCAGCAAGCCGAACGGGCCGGCGGGCATTCCAAAGGCCGACAGCGTTGCTCCACACGTTGCCTCCCGGACAGCGCACGCCCGCCGATCCAGCCAGGTGCCGCCTGGGCTGAAGCACAAGGACCTCATCGGCATCCCCTGGATGCTGGCGTTCGCGCTGCGGGCCGACGGCTGGTATCTGCGCCAGGACATCATCTGGCACAAGCCGAACCCGATGCCGGAGAGCGTTGGGGACCGCTGCACTAAGGCGCATGAGTACCTGTTCCTGTTGTCCAAGGGCCCGCGCTACTTCTTCGACAGCGGTGCCATGCAAGAGCCTGCCGCCGGCGTGAACAACTACCCACCCATGGGCGGCCCCGTGCCAGGTGCGCCACCACAGGGAAGGCTCAGGCCCAGCGTGAAGCGCGGCGGGTTCGCTGGCAAGACCAACGCCATGCCGGGCCGCGAGGCCTTCCGCGCGACCAGCCCAACGCGCAACAGGCGCAGCGTCTGGACCGTGGCCACCCGGCCATACAAAGGCGCCCACTTCGCCACTTTCCCGCCCGCGCTCATCGAGCCCTGCATTCGCGCTGGATCTCGAGCAGGCGACATCGTGCTGGACCCGTTCATGGGCAGCGGCACGACAGCGGCCGTCGCGCTACAGCACGGCCGCCAGTACCTGGGCTGCGAGCTCAACCCCGACTACGAGCCCCTGCAGCGCGAGCGCATTGAGGCCTCTGCCGCTCCGCCCACGGCCAGGCCCCGACGCCGCGCCGCACGACCACCCGAACCAGAGCCCGCACAACGCGGGCTTTTTTGATCCCGAAGCCCTCCCGGTATGCCGCGAGGGCTTTCCTGTTTCTGCATCCCGTGAATCCCAACTCTTCCCAGTGCCAGCAGCTGCTGCAGCGCGCCGGCCACGTCATCAACACCACTGCCACCTGGTGGCGCATCGAACGGAGCAACCCATGTCCCAAAAACTGACATTCGTGAATGGCGCGAAGGCTGCATGCGGCTGCCGCCATGAGTTTTCCTCTGGCGGCGGCGAGTACTCCGATGTCGCCTATGTACATCTGTGCGGCAAGCACGCTGGCGCCCCGGTGTTGGACGACCGCTGGAAGGCCCGAATGCTCGACGGCCGCGCACCAGAGCGCGACGAGATGGGCTTCGGCAATCACCCCGATCTGCCGTGGCTGGACGAAGGCATGATGCCGCGCAGCTTCTTCGCCGCGCTCGGCCTTGAACTGGCACACACGTCTGCCGAAGATCAGTTGGACGGCGATGTGCTTGGCGCCATGAGCGAGGCCGTCAACTGGACCGACTGGCAGCCCACCGCACCCCAGGGCGACGGCTGGAAGCTGGTTTCCATCTTCGACACCGAAGACGGCCCCGTCGCGTGGTGGCTGCGCGAGCTGCCTGAAGCCGAAGACGGCACAACGACCATCCGCAACCTGCAGGCCGAGGTCGAGAAGCTGAAGGCTCGCATCGGCCGCGCCGAGGCAGCTCCTGCCGCTGTGGCGCCCTTCGGCTACGTCAACACGCACACAGGCCAGTTCTTCACGGAGGTGGAGCCGTGCCGCCAGGGCAACGAAGGGCACTGGCGCACCGTGTACCTGCAGCCTGCCGCTGTGGCTGGGCCGGCCTGGGACAAGACGCGCGACTCCCTGGCAACGCTGCTGTTGGGGCTGGCGCGCCGTCCCTTTCTGGACTTCGATGTCGCCTGCATCGCACTGGACGCTGCGACGGAGCCCGGCATGCCGCTGGCCTACATGCGCGGCGCCCAGGCAGCGCCCGCCCTGGAAGCGCTTGCAGCCCCCGCCAGCGATGAGGAGGCCGCTTTCACGAAGTGGTTCCAGGGCGAGCAGGGGAAGCCGTACCAGGGCATGTGGGAGTTCGCGCGTGCAGCGTGGCTGGCCCGTGCAGCAGCGCCCCAGGCACCGGCTCCAGGCATGGCTGTCACGGCCTTGGCCGGCGAGATCATCGCCGCGCTTGAAGCAGACGAAAAAGACGGCGGATATGACCTGACCTCGGGCCTGTTCGGGCCCAAGTTTTCCGCACTCGTCCGCCGTTGGGCCGCATCGGAGTGGGCCAACGTCACCGCACCCCAGGCACCCGACTGCACACGCTGCAGCGGCTCCGGCGAAGACCCCGAGGGCTATCTGACGCATGGCCACGGCCCCGATGATCACACCGTTGATGGCCCGTGCCGCGAGTGCGATGGCTCCGGGGCAGCGCCCCAGGCACCTTTTGCGCCCTGGGCCATGCCCGTGATGCAGGTACACCCTCTCGAAACAGCCCCGAAGGACGGCACGATAGTGCAGTTGCTGGTCCAGTTTGTGGACCACCCGCCAGGGCAAAAGTCCGTGCTCAACGGCGCCGGGCCGCTTTATGACACAGCGGACCCATGCTGGACCATCGGCGGCAACACCGTCGAAAACACTGGCGTGGATCACTGGCAGTTCGTCGGCTGGAACTGGGAGCAGGACTGCTTTGTGGACACCAGCACCGATGCGGGTCACCGCGTCCTCGGCTGGGCTCCTTTCGACGTGGCAGCACCTGCTGCGCCTGCAGTGGATGCGCCAGCACTCGGCGAATGGGTGGCCACGCTCGAAGTGGACAGCGAGGGAGGCCTCGACTACGAGACCGTGCCACCGTGCACGCTGCCGCCCGGCTGCTACCGGCTCTATCGCGCAGCCCAGGCCAAGGAAGGCGGTGCGTGATGGCATGTCCTGGATACACCCCTGCCGTCAAGCAGGCAGACGACGCGATGCGAGCAGCACGGGCCGCGATCATGGTCGCGCTGGAGGGCGACTTCCCCAAGGGCTGCCAGGTTCGCGTCCACCATGGGCGCGGATCTTTCGAGGCAACCGTCGTTGGCTGGATCGCGTATGGAGAGCCGCGAATCAAACTCCGGCACAACCGGACGGGGCGCCACTTCCGCCGGGGAGCCGAGTATGTGGAGGCCCTCGCAGCCCAGGCAGCAGCCCAGGGGGAGCACGCATGAAGCGAGACAAATTGCTGTCCTTTGCCCAGCAGGCGGGCATCGAAGTGCACTACCGCAAGCACCAGGCACGCATCGGCATCGATGAGCTGACTGGTCAGGACTCGACAGGCAAGCTGGAGCGATTCGCCGCCCTGGTGGCGGCCGCCGAGCGCGAGGCCTGCGCCAAAGACGCCGAGGCCTTCCATCACCATGGCTACGACTTCACCGGAAATTTGGAGCTGCACGAGTGGCTCCGGGCGCGCCCCACTGGGCACAAGGAGAGCACATGACCAACGCATTGAACGGCGCAGGCACATCCCTGCGCGAAACGAAGATCCTGATCCCCGAAATCCCCGGCGAGTGGACGCGGCGCATCCGCAGCGGCAGCACGCAGGTCTGGAATGACAAGCACTCGCCGCAGGACGGGCTCCCGGAGGTGCGTTTGGAGCCGCCCGCCAAAGGCCTGATCGCCGAACGCGTAGACGGGGCCTGGTACTGGGTGTGCGGTTGCGAGAAGTGCCTGGGCAGCGGCAAGTCGTTCAACTACTCCCCATGCGATGCGCACGACCGCTGCGTGACCTGCAACTGCACCCGCGCCGAGCTGACCGAAGTGCCGTGGGGTGCGCGCGATGGCGGCTGGCGGTGCAAGCCCTGCCAGGACCGCCTGGACGCGGCCCGGAAAGCTGAAGCGCTTGCCGCAGCCGAGGCGAAGGGCCACAGCGAAGACGACTGCGTCTACACGAGCGACATCATCTGCCCGTACTGCGCCACCAAACAAAGCAGCGATGACCGCCACGATTCGGCTCAGGGCCTCGAATGCGGCACCTGCGGCGGAAAGTTCGACCTGGAGGTGGAGTGGTCGCCGAGCTACACGACGACCAAGGCGCGCGCCCAGGCGCAGCAGAAAGGACCGTGACATGGGCTACATCAACCCCCTGCTGGACCTGCCTGCGGGCCAGGCGCTGCAGCAACTCCCACCTGGTGACCGCGCGCGGATCGAGGCCGTGATGCGCGAGCTGCGCGACCAGGCCAACGTCGAGGCAGAGAAGGCATGGCGCAAGCGCAAAGGCCCCATGGCTGCCTACTGGCGCGCCGTGGCCACCTATGCCCGCCATACCGCGCACGCACTCTCGAAAGGACAGACCCCGTGACAACAACGAAGACCATCGCCATGGAAGGCACGCCCGTCGAGATCGGCGCCGCCGTATTCATCAACCTGTGCATACCAGCGGTCCAGCAGGCGCAGACCCAACTTCAAGCCACGCCAAACCAGCTCGCACAGCTGTACTGCGGCTTTCTGCAGGCATGCATGGGCGCCATGGCCAATGACTTTGGCCAGGAACAAGCCGCATCCATCGGGCAGACCATGGTCGATACATTCCGGTGTGTCGATATGGGCCGGGACGCGGCAAAGCACTGAGGAGAGCACCGTGACCACAGCACCAACACCCTCCGAGGCGCATGAGCTGCTCGACTGGTTCCGCGAGAGCGACGGCTTCGGCCAGGGCACAAAGGCGCCGCACAAGTGGGTCCTGCGAGCCGAGCAAGAGTTGCGCCGCCTGCAGGCCGACAACGAGGCCATGCGCGAGACGCTGGAGTTCGTGGAGCGCTGGGCCGTGCACCACGCCAGCAAGCCGCACATGACGGCAGAACTAGCCCTGGGCAGCATCCAGCATCATCCCGAAATCCGCGCCATCACCGAGCGCTACGCAGACGGCAAGCGGCCGGAGACCTTCGACCCATACGCCCGCATCGCAGAGCTGGAGGCGCGCAAGCCGCTGCCGCTGAGCGATGAGCAGATCGACGCCATTGCCGACGGCATGCCGCGCGGCCTGGCCGGCTTCATGAAGACCTGGGGCTGGCGGCAGTTCGCGCGGAAGATCCTCGACCTGCGCGCCATGCCGACCTGGGAGCCTGGGTTTGATTTCATGGCCCCAGGGCAGGAGGAACTGGCAATGCAGTTCTGCCTTGAGATCGCTGGCCCGCGCGGCAAGAAGGGCAGCCCGCCCGATCCTGTTCGCTTGATGGAGATGTGCCAGGCGCTCTACAAGGCCGAGGCGGACGCGCGTCTGGTTGACAAATCGCCGGATCTGCAAGAACCGTTGGTTGACAAAACCGCGAATTTGCAAGATCGGCCGCTGCCGCTGAGCGATGCCGAAATCATCGCGGCCCAAGCAGCCCTCGCGCTTTCTCGCTCCCGCATCGGCCTGCCCTGCAGCAGGTGCGAGTCCGGGAAATACCGTGCTGACAGCAATGCGTATCACGACTTCCACCGCTGCGACAGCTGCATGCATGTGCCCATGTGGGGAGAGGACGGCAAGGAGATCGGCCCGCCAACGTGCGCAGGAGAATCGTCATGAAGATGGCCAAGCCCAGCGAACGCGACATCGACGCGGCCGGGGAACTGCTCTCCCTGATGAACGACCTCTCCAGCGGGTACTGCCCGTGGGATGGGGACGAGGACGCCACCTACTTCGATCCTGATGACCGCCAGCACCTGCGCCGTCTCTACGACACTCTCGACAGCCTCCTGGATCGCGCGCCAGGCTTCACTAACCGCGTGATCGGCGGCATGTGCTACGTGATCTGCTGGGACCGCAATGAGATCCTGGACCCGGCGGACGATTGCCTGTCTCTGCACCCTGACCTGCTGGCCGGGCTGCGCCTGCTGCAGGCCCAGCGCGCGGACTTCCTGCCGCGCTTGGAACGCGAGGCGCGCGCGGCCGTGGCCAGCACCATCGATGCGGCGGCCACGCGACACCTGGCCGAAATGCGGCTGTCCTCCGACGTTGCGGCGATCCGGCGCACCACGCCCAACTGCTGGCTGCCATAGCGCTGCCGCAAACACCCGTCACCCAGCCCCGCCCTTGAGCGGGGCTTCTCACTTCTGGGCCTGCAATGAACATCAACCAGCTCACCACCTTCTACGGGGTTCCGGTATTCCAGACTCCATATGCAGAGACCGTTCATGTGTCCTGGGAGTTGCGCCGGCACCCAATCGCCAAGCGCCGCCGACGCTGGGCCGCAGTCCGCGTGGAAAGCAGCTCGCCTGCTTGCTTCCGAACCCCACAAGGACTGTTTATGCATCCGGCCATGTTCGCTCGGCTGCGCGAGCACTTCGGGGGGTACACACCGCCATGACAACAGCCACCAACGCATGGGAGGCCGCTGACAAGGCCTACCAGGCTCATCACTTCGCGTGCCCCCAGTGTTGCACAGCTGGCGTCCTGCCTGGGCGGCAGGAGCGTTGCCATGCTGGGCAGGCGCTCTGGAGCCAATACCTCAATGCCGGTACGCCGCCGCACTTCACCTGGATAAATCAACCCAGAGTGCGCGGAAAGAACCCGTTTTGAGTTCCAAATTCGGTGGATTACATGAAACACACAGTTACAGAACCTGGCGCCCCAGGAAATACCGTGCCATCCCAGGGCGCGGATTGGGTGCTTGCCACGAAATACAAGGAAATGACTGGCATCACGCCCATGACCATCCATAACCGCCGTCGCGCCGGCATTTGGCTGGATGGCACGCACTGCGGCGTCGTGGGCAGACACCTCTATGTAAACGTAAAGGAAGCAGATCAGTGGATAAAAAACCAGCTCCATCAACTCCGGCGGGCGTGACAGTCCGGGAAATGGCCACGGGCGCTCGAATTCAGATCGCGTTCTCGTGGCACGGGCAGCAATGCCGGGAGCTCCTGCCTCCTGGGCCGGTCAACAAGGGCAGCATCCAGTACGCAGCGAACCTGCGCGCTGAGATTCGGCGCAAGATCACAGATGGCACGTTTGTGTACGCTGAATACTTCCCGGCCAGCGCGAAGGCCCGAGCGCCAGATCCGCTTTCCTGCCTGATGGAAGAGATGTTGGTGAAGCAATTGGAGCTGTACCGCAGGCAGGTCGAGAACGAGAAGATGTCGCCGGCCACATTCCGTGGCTACGAAAAAAGCATCAGCGGGGAGCGCATGCGGCGATGGCATGGCCTCAAGCTCCATGAAGTCACGCCTTCCGCCCTCCGGGAGTGGATCAGCGGGATGGAATGCACCAGCAAGGCTATCCGCAATATGCTGATTCCATTGCGCAGCGTGTTTGAAGATGCGCTGAACGACGGACTCATCGAGTTCAATCCCTTCGACCGGCTCGCGCTCACCAAGCTCATCCGCCAGACCAGCCGGGCCAGCGACTATGTGATCCAGCCCTTCACTCAGGCGGAGCGGGAGCAGATCCTGCTGGCGTGCAGAGACGATGAGCGGCCGATGGTTCAGTTCTGGTTCAACACGGGTCTGAGGCCGGGCGAACTGCAGGCCCTCGAATGGAGACACATAGACTGGGAGAAGGCAACGGCCCGGATCGAGCAAAACCAGGTCGTGGGTGTGCTCAAGGCACCAAAGACGGCCGCAGGCATCCGCAGCGTGGACCTGAACTTCGAGGCCATGGAGGCCCTGCGAACACAGAAGGCCTACAGCATGCTCCGCGGCGCACGGGTTTGGCTCAACCCTCGGACGCTCGAGCCGTGGACAACTGATGCCCAGGTGCGCAAGACCGCATGGATGCCCATCATGCAGCGTTCCGGCATCTCATACCGGAACCCCTATCAGGTGCGGCATACCTACGCTTCTTCGATCCTGACCGCCGGCGCCAACCCGTGGTATGTCGCCCAGCAACTGGGCCACGAAGATGTGGAGATGGTCTTTCGCACCTACGGGAAGTTCATCCGCGAGGACTACCAGAAGCCCCGGGCCACGCTCCAAGCGGTGAACTGA